TCCGCTGTTGTTAGTCCTGACCGGCTGCTCGAAAGTGATGGGCACCGCAGAGACTAATCTGTCAGCCTGCTCAGTCTGGCGGGATATCTCTTGGTCATCCAAGGATACCCCCCAGACGATCACGGAAGTGAAAGTCAATAATGCTCGCCGTGAGGGGTACTGCGAGTCTGGGAAGTAATCTGACAAAAGAGGGGGAACTGCCGTGTCAGATATTTACATTGTTGACAGATTGTTTAAGGTAATACGTGAGCGGCGTGAAACAGTCACTGAAGCGATCACAGAAGGCTCGGTTCAGGACTTTGCCGCTTTTCGCCACCTCCGGGGAAAACTGGAGGTGTGGAATGAGATTGAAGAAGAACTCCGCCTTCTGCTGAAGAAACAGGATGCAATGGACGATGAGTGATCTCATACTCCCTAACTATCTCGCCAAACAAAGCAGCCAGAATGTTCCGGTTCCGGAACAAACAGAAGAGCCGAAGGCTTTAGAAAAAGCCTTTGTCCCGCCGGAAGAGCGGGTTTTCGATCCCACCCGTCTTCCTGAAAGCGCCATTGAACGTCTTCCTCAGCCTGCGGGCTGGCGGCTTTTGGTTCTCCCCTATCAGGGCAGAGCCAAGACGAAGGGCGATGTCTACCTCCCCGACGAGTTCGTTCAAAGGCAGTCTCTTGCCAGCGTGGTCGCTTACGTCTTGGCCGTTGGCCCGGACGCCTATGCTGACAAGAACAAGTTCCCAGCTGGCCCTTGGTGCAAAAAGGGTCAGTGGGTGATGATCGGACGTTATGCTGGCGCTCGGTTTAAGATCGAGGGCGGCGAGGTTCGCATTATCAACGATGATGAAGTCATCGCAACAATCGCTGACCCAGACGACATCGTGAATGTCTGACAGCGCAGCAATGGAGATTGCTATGTCTGAGGAAGAGAAGGTAGAGGACGGCTCGGTCGAAGTGGTGATCGAGGAGGCCGCTGCTGCCGAAGCTTCTGCCCCCGAAAGGGAGCCGCAGAAGGAAGAACAGCCTGTTCAGGCAAAGACAGAACGGGATCTTGAAGAACATTCCGAGTCTGTCAGGAAACGAATTGATAAGCTGACATACAAGATCCGTGAGGCGGAACGCCGTGAACAGGCGGCTCTGGAGTATGCCCGCGGTCTGAAGGGTCAGCTTGAGACCTATCAGGAGCGGGCCAGCCGACTCGATAAATCTCTTGTGCAGGAGTTCGATAACCGACTCAAAACGCAGGAGAAAATGGTTCGAGAAGAGCTTCGTCGCGCGATTGACGAGGGCAATGTTGACGCTCAGATCGAGGCCCAAGGCGCACTGGCGTCGCTCGCTGTCGAGAACGACCGGCTTCGTCAGTCTCGACTGCGGCGGGAACAGGAAGAGGTTCAGCAGCGCGCTTTGGCATCCCGCCCTCAGCCGCAGGCGGCTCCCGCTCCGCAGGCTCCCCAGCCAGATCCGAAGGCTCGCTCTTGGGCCGAACGGAACGAATGGTTTGGCAACGACCGGGCCATGACGGCGACGGCCTACGCCATCCATGCGGATCTCGTTGAGGTGGAGGGCTTTGACCCGTCGTCCGACGACTACTACCGGGAACTGGATAGCCGTATCCGTACGGAGTTCCCGCATAAGTTCAAATCCGCCCAGAACAACGGCTCTCAGGGGCAGCGCCCGCAGTCGATGGTCGCCTCCGCCAGAACAACCGTCAAATCCAACTCTACAAAGGTCAAGCTGACGGAAAGTCAGATTAGAGTTGCTAAGGCTCTAGGTGTTAGTTTAGAAGAGTATGCTAGGCATACTCGTATGCAGCAACAAGGTTAAGTCATATGACGATAGACCGTAAGCCTCGCTCCGAGAATGTCCGCGACAGAAGTGCGCGCCCACTCACGTGGAAACCCCCGTCCTCCTTGGACGCACCGCCCGCTCCCGAGGGCTATCGGCACCGCTGGATCCGCATGGAAGCCAACGGCATTGATGATCGGAAGAATCTTTCCGCCCGTTTACGCGAAGGCTTCGAGCTGGTTCGCGCCGAGGAATACCCTGATTGGGATCTCCCCACGATTAGCGACGGCAAACACGCTGGCGTTATTGCTGTTGGGGGCTTGGTCCTAGCGCGTATTCCCACAGAGATTGTCGAGCAGAGAACCGGTTACTACCAGAATCAGACGCAAGAGCAGATGAAGGCGGTAGATAACGACCTCATGCGAGACCAACACCCATCAATGCCCATGATGCGTCCTGAGCGACAGTCACGGGTTAGCTTCGGCGGTAATCGTTCCGCCGATAAACAGTAAGGATCTAGGCAATGGCAAACATTGATGCCTCGTTCGGGCTTCGCCCGTATCGTATGCTTGGAAGCGCGCCGAACTCTAACGGCGACATGGTGTACGCCATTCAGACTGCCGCGACTGCGGGCACGTCTAGCGTGATCTATCAGGGCTCCCCTGTGATCCCGCTGGCGAACGGTCTGATTGACATCGTTGGCAACGCCAACGGCGGCACTGTTCCGCTTCTGGGCGCTTTTCTGGGTTGCAACTACGTTGACCTCAACGGCACGCCGAAGTGGTCCCCGTTCTGGCCCGGAACCGCTGCGGTTTACGCCAACTCCGTTGCTTACGCCACGGTTTCGGCTGACCCCGACCAGATGTACCTCATCAACTGCAACGCGGCTGCGGCGAACGACATCGTTCATGCCAACGCCAACTTCGCTACGGCCACCAGCGGCAATGCCACCTCCGGCATCTCCACCGCTGAACTCGCCGTATCGACGGCTAACACGACCAACACGCTTAACCTCCGCATCATTGGCTTTGAGGACACCCCCTCGAACAGCGATGCGTCGGTGGCCGGTCGTCTGGCTATCGTCCTCCTCAACAACCACTTCTATCGTTACTCGGCTAACGGTACGGGTGCGGGCGTCTAATAGGAGTCTGAACAATGGCTATTACTCGTTCGCAACTGCTCAAGGAACTTGAGCCCGGACTGAACGCCCTGTTTGGGATGGAGTATGATCGTTACGACAACGAGCATGCCGAAATCTTCGACACCGAGACCTCGGATCGTGCGTTCGAAGAAGAAGTGATGCTGTCTGGCTTCGGTCAGGCTCCGGTGAAGGGCGAAGGCTCGGCTATCAGCTATGATACCGCTGGCGAAGCCTTCACGGCTCGCTACACCCACAACACCGTCGCGCTGGCGTTTGCGATCACTGAGGAAGCCGTCGAGGACAACCTCTACGACAAGCTCAGTGCTCGTTACACCCGCGCGTTGGCGCGCAGCATGTCGAACACCAAGCAGGTGACGGCGGCGTCTGTCCTGAACAATGCCTTCTCCTCCAGCTACACTGGCGGCGACGGCGTGTCTCTGGTCAACTCTGCCCATCCGACGACGGGTGGCGGCAACTGGTCGAACACGCTTGCGACTCAGGCGGACCTGAACGAGACCTCTCTCGAACAGGCTCTGATCGACATCGCGGCGTTCATCGACGAACGCGGCCTGAAGGTCGCTCTTCGCGGCATGAAACTGATTATCCCCCCGGCTCTTCAGTTCACCGCCGAGCGTATCCTCAAGTCCGAGCAGCGCACCTCGACCGCTGACAACGATATCAACGCAATCAAGACGGGCGGCTACATGCCGAGCGGCTTTGCGGTCAACCACTTCCTCACCGATCCGGACGCTTGGTTCGTTAAGACCGACGCCCCGAATGGGATGAAGCACTTCGTGCGTTCGCCCATCAAGACGGCGATGGAAGGCGACTTTGACACCGGCAACGTCCGGTACAAGGCTCGCGAGCGTTACAGCTTCGGTTGGTCTGACCCGCGCGCGATGTACGGCTCGCAGGGCGCTTGATCTCTTGATCTAGCCTCCGAAATAGAAAGGGCTGGTATTGTACCAGCCCTTTTTTCATGTATAGTTAAAGTGTCCCTGACTGCCCAAGGTGGCAGACTCGCTCAAGACAGGAGATACACATGGGCGTTTCAACATTCTCCGGCCCGATCAAGGCTGGCCCGATTAAGTTCACGACAGGCACGACCCTCGGCACCGATGTCGCCAACCTCGGCTTCGCGTCCCTGACGCAGTATGAGGCGATCACGCAGGCCACCAACGGCAGCGTGGCTGGCGTCTATACGACCAGCATCGTGATCCCGGCGGGGAGCATCATCACCGACATTCAGCTCTACGTCACGGCGGTCTGGAGCGGCGCGGCTTCGACCCTCGGCATCGGGACGACGGCCTCGGCTACGGACCTGACGGCGGCGGCTGCGGTTGCTGGCGGCACGCTCGGCATCATCACAGCTACGGCGGGCGCTGACGCTACCCGCGTTGGCAAGTGGGCCAACACTGGCACCACCGACATCAAGATCGTTGTCACGTCCACCAACACGGGCACGGGCACGGGCTATCTTGCGGTGACTTACGCTCAGACAGGCGTGCTGGTTCCCTAATAGGAGAGCCTCATGGCTGACGCTGTAACAAGCCAGACGATCTTCGATGGCTCTAAACGAGCCATCATGAAGTTCACGAACATCTCTGACGGCACCGGGGAAACTGGTGTCGTCAAGGTGGATGTGTCCGCGCTCAACCCCTACAACGGGGCGGTTTGCTCAAGCGTCAACATTGAACGCATTGAGGCTGTCACGATTGGCATGGGCGTTGACATCCTATGGGACGCCACGACAGACGCACTGTGTATGACCCTTGGGTCTGACCAGTTCTTTGCGTTCGACTTTTCCCGCTTCAGCGGGATTGTGAACAACGCAGGCACTGGAAAGAACGGGGACATCCTCTTTACGACTATCGGGGCTACCGCGGGTGATCGGTACACCATTGTCCTAGAGCTTATTAAAAACTATGGATGAGAGGTGTTACCGTGACTCGTCCCCCGTCTTCCGTAACGCGAACAGGCCGCACTGAGCCGTGGGAGCTCCAAGTCTCCCGCGGCCAGATACCGTGGCATGAGGCCATCGTCATCTTCGGGTACAATGGCGATGTTGATACGTCGATGGAGACGGTCTGGCCATACGGCGGGCTGCTTGCGTTTCCGACGACTGCTTTGCAGATGTCTGTCAGCTCAGAGAACGCGAACGACACGTCTGCCGGAACCGGCGCACGGACGATTTACATCTCCGGCCTTGACGCAAACAGCAACACTGTTTCCGAGACAGTCTCAATGAACGGCCAGACGGCTGTTACGACTGCAAACTCTTACCTCCACATCAACCAGTGCTATGTGGCGACGGCGGGATCTTTGGACTCCGCCGCAGGCTCAATCTACATCGGTACTGGGACAGTGACGCTGGGCGTACCTGCGACCGTATATGACGTAATTCAGTACGACTACAACACGCGGATCACTGGCAGCTATACGGTCCCCGCGGGCTACACTGGATACGTATCGCAAGGTCTCTTCTCGTCCGGTCAGTCCTCTGGGTCCGGCCCTGTGACGGGTCGTCTAGTGACCCGTGGGCTGGATGAAATCAGACGTACAGCTGCAATCGTCACGATCAACAACGGCGCGGCTGACTACACGTTTGAATATCCTCTGGCTATTCCAGAGAAGACAACTGTTGAGGCGCAGGCTATTGGCACTGGCAATAACAACGCCTGCTCCTCTATGTTCATTCTTGTTCTCATAAAGAATGACGCGGGGACCCCCTGATGGCTAAGGGCATGGGCATCAAGACTTCTGTCAAATCCGGCAACTTTCGTCCGACGAAGGCTGGGGCTGGTATGACAGAAAAGGGTGTCAAGGCTTATCGTAAGGCCAATCCGGGCTCGAAGCTTTCCACGGCTGTCACGGAAGACAGTCCAAAAGGCAAGCGTGCCGCTCGCAGAAAGTCCTTCTGCGCGAGATCCGCTGGTCAGGCAAAGATGTTTCCTGAAGCAGCAAAGAACCCCAACAGCCGTTTGAACCAAGCTCGCAAACGGTGGAAGTGCAAGTAAGGGAGAATCCAGATGGCTATGACTCGTGGTGGAATGGGCAAGGAAATGGCTGGCGCTCGCATGAAGAAGCGCGCTATGGGCGCGTCTCGTCAGGGCAAGAAGACGCCTCCGGCGATGATGCCCCCTGAGATGGCGATGGCTGCGCCCTCGATGGCTATGAAGAAGGGCGGCATGGCTGAAAAGAAGATGATGGGCGGCGGCATGGCCTCCAAGAAAATGATGGGCATGAAGAAGGGCGGCATGGCTAAGAAGGGCATGAAGAAGGGCGGCATGGCCCTGATGATTGTCCTCGGCGGGAAGAAGGGCAAGAAGTGAAGACACCTGTCAAAAAGAGCAAGGTTAACGCTGCCGGGAACTACACTAAACCCGACATGCGGAAATCTCTTTTTGAAAAGATCAAAGCTTCAAGCGTGCAGGGCACCGCCGCAGGGCAGTGGTCTGCACGCAAGGCCCAGCTCCTAGCGAAGCAGTACAAGGCTAAGGGCGGGGGCTATAAAGGCAAATGAAGAAGACGCAGCAATCCCTGAAGGCGTGGACGGCGCAGAAGTGGCGCACGAAATCCGGGAAACCCTCCAGCCAGACTGGCGAGAGGTATCTCCCGGAGGCTGCCATCAAGTCCCTGTCCCCACAGGAGTATGCTGCGACTACCCGATCCAAGCGGGCGGGCAAGGCCGCTGGCAAGCAGTTTGTGAAGCAGCCCAAGGGCGTGGCTAGTAAGGTCAAGCCCTTCCGGAAGAAGGGTTTCTGATATGGCGAAGGCCCCGACCAAGGGACAGAAGAAGGTCCGCAAGGTCCTAAAGGAGTTCAAGGAGGGCACCCTCCACTCCGGCAAGAAGGGCCCTGTCGTCAAATCTCGCAAACAGGCTATCGCCATCGCTCTGTCTGAGGCTGGCATGTCTAAGTCAAGGAAGGGAAAGTAAGATGCCTCGCAACAAGAACTACAACCGTCCTGCCCAGATCACCGACGCGGTTCGCCGCGAGGAGTTGATGAAGAGGGAGCGGGATATCCGCGAGCGCCCGACCGACGACAACATCTCCCCTTCTGAGAGGGAGAAGATGAGGCGTATGATTGAGGAGGACTCTTTTGCGGAAGATATGTCTTCGTCAAGCAGCGATGATATGAGGCGCATGGCGGACGTTGAGTCCTATCGCGACGAGGCGTATGCCAAAGGCGGCATGGTCAAGAAGAAAAAGTACGCCATGGGCGGCTCCGTCCGTGGCGGCGGCATCGCCATCAAGGGCATCGGTAAAGGCAAGGTTTGCTGACAATGGCTGTCTCTGGGACCAAGACATTCGAGCTTGATGTAGGCGACTACATCGAAGAAGCGTTCGAGCGGTGCGGACTTGAGATCCGCACTGGGTACGATCAGCGTACCGCTCGTCGCAGCTTGAACCTCTTGCTCGCAGAGTGGGCTAACCGGGGTCTCAACCAGTGGACCATTGAGCGGGTTACGATCCCGGTTAACTCGACGACCGCCAGCTATACGCTCCCCCAGACTGTCATCGACTTTCTGTCAGTCGTCTGCCGTATGCCTACGGGCGTCGGCACGACTTCTCAGGTCGATCTGACAGTTGACCGTATTAGCCGGGATTACTACCTCAACATCCCGAATAAGCTGTCTCAAGGTCGCCCCGTTCAGTACGTGGTTGATCGTCAGATCACCCCTGTTCTGTATGTCTGGCCCACGCCAGACCAGAACTATGATCTGATCGTGGACCGTCTTGTTCGTATGGATGATGCGGCTGCGGGTGCAAATACCCTTCAAGTCCCCTTTCGTTTCTACCCCTGCCTTGCGGCAGGGCTCGCTTATTACATCGCCATGAAGAAGGCTCCGGAGCGTGTGCAGCTGTTGAAGGCTGTGTACGAAGAGGAGTTTGATCGTGCGATGAGCGAGGACCGTGATCGCGCGTCTCTGTCTCTTACTCCGGTGAGAGACTGGTATCGGGTGGTGTGAGATGGCTAGGTTTGCACAAGGCTTCGCCTCATACGCCATCTGTGACAGATGCGGCCTTCAGTATCCGTACACGACGCTAAAGAAGCAGTGGAACGGCTTCAAGAACTGCATCGAGTGCTGGGACGCTAAGCATCCCCAGCTTGAACCCATTTATCCCCCGACCGAGCCGCAGGCTCTCTTTGAGCCGCGTCCTGATCGCACTGAGCCGATGGATGTGCCTGTTGGACAGGAGATCTTCCCGTTCATCCAGCACACCAGCCTTCAGGGCATCACCTCTGTCGGGACTGTAACGGTGGAGATCACCTGACATGGGATGGACCTACAGCACTCTGGTGCAGGCGATTGAGGACTTCACTGAATACAGTGAGGCGAGCTTCGTCAGCAACATCAACACGTTCATCCAGAACTGCGAAGAGCGGATACTCTACTCCGTCGATCTGGATGTGTTCCGCAAGAACGTGTCTGGCACCACCACGTCTGGGAATCAGTATCTTGCTGCCCCAACGGATTTCCGTGCGCCGTTCTCTCTGAGCGTTACGTCAAATGGGTCGAAGATATTCCTCCTGAACAAGGACGTGGAATATCTCCAAGAGTACAACCCAACTGGGGCTACCGGAGTTCCAAAGTATTATTCGCTCTTTGACGTGAATAACTTCATCCTTGCCCCAGTACCGAACGCGAACCTGCCTGTGGAGTTGCATTACTGGTACGAGCCGGAGTCGATTGTCACGGCGGGAACGACTTGGATCGGAGACAACGCCGAGCAGGCCCTTCTCTATGGCAGCTTGTTCGAGGCTTATACCTACATGAAGGGCGAGCCTGAGATACTCAACCTATACAATCAGCGTTTCGCGGAAGCCTTGACCCGTCTGAAGAACTACGGCGAAGGACGCGAGAACGTCGATGCCTATCGCGACGGCCTCATCAGAATAAAGGCTACCTGAGATGTTCGTTAATGCAGCCGAAACTGGCGTGTTCAAGGTTGACGTATCGACGACGACTAATGGGGGTCATCCCCCGGAGTTCTGGGCGAAGAGGTGTGCTGAGCGGCTTATTTCGGTGGCCGACTCTGCCCCTCCTGCCCTGCGTGAGCAGGCACAAGCCTTCAAGGATCAAATGGAGCAGGTTGTGCTGTTTCACATGAAACGTGCTATACAGAGCGATAGATCAACGGTCGGTCATATGTTGGCCGAGGCGGGGCAGCCCAATCTTGCCGAACTCGTGAGGAGAGTCTGATGGCCTTTACCGGGAACTTTATGTGCACCAGCTTCAAGCAGCAGCTGCTTGAAGGCGCTCACGACTTCCGATCCTCGGGCGGCGATGTTTTCTATATCGCGCTTTATACGAACAGCGCCTCCTTCACGGCGGCCACGACGGCGTATACGTCCACCAACGAGATCACCAATACGTCTGGCACCGCCTATGTTGCCGGTGGGGCGATCCTCGGCAACGTAAACCCGTCCACCTCGGGCACGACCGCCCTGACGGACTTCGCTGACGAAACGTGGTCCAGCGCCTCTTTCACGGCGCGCGGGGCGATGATCTACAACAGCACCCCGGCTCACACCTACACGAACCCCTCGGTCGTTATCCTTGACTTCGGCTCGGATAAGACGGCTTCGGCTGGCGATTTCACCGTCGTGTTCCCAACGGCGGACGCGAGCAACGCAATCATTCGCATTGCGTGATGAGCCGTGACCGATGCTGTCGTAGCCTTTGAAGGATGGTCGCGTTCTGCCGGATGGGGTGAACTCCCGTTCGGTGAGGGCGCGGTCGTCATCGGGCTTGCGACGGGCGAGATCGGAAGTGTCACCGTAGCGGGAGGGGCTTCGGCTTCAGTTACGGGTGTCGAGGCGACGGCGGCTGTCGGTACGGTCGCCGTCGTTCTTTTTGCAAACGTCTCGGTTACGGGAGTTGAGGGCACAGGCGCTGTTGGAAGCGTCAATGTAGACATCGGCGGAGACGTTTCGGTTCAGGGTGTCGCTGGTACTGGCGAGGTCGGAACCGTTTCGGCCATTGTCAGCGTGACAGCAGCTGTCAGCGGCGTTGCTGGTACGGGTGAGGTCGGCACGGCGGACGCGACGGGCACTGCGGTCGTGGGTGTGACAGGTGTCGCCGGTACTGGCGGGGTGGGCACCGCCACGACATACTTTGTGATCTACGTCCCGGTGACTGGCGTCTCCGCAACGGCGTCTGTTGGGTCGGTCACTGTCTTTACAACAACGAACGTCTTTGTTGCAGGCGTTTCTGCAACAGGTTATGTTGGACAGGTCCTTGTCTGGGGACAGATTATCCCCAACCAGAACCCGAGTTGGAACGGAATATCGCCCGCCCAGTCGCCAAACTGGACCGAGATTGCCGCTTAGGAGACTTGAATGTCCACGTACTCGACAAACCTCAAGATTGAACTGATCGGCACGGGTGAGCAGTCCGGCACGTGGGGCGCGACGACCAACACGAACCTCGGCTCCCTTATCGAAGAAGCTATCGCTGGCTACGTGACGCAGGCCGTGACGGACGGGTCGCCAACCGTTCTGACGATTCCAAACGGAGCCTCCTCTAATGGCCGCAACTACGTCATCGAGCTCACCGGAGCTCTGACAGCAGCCCGCACCGTGGAGGTTCCTGCGGTTGATAAGCCCTACATCTTCTTTAACAACACGACTGGCGGTTTCGCCGTCACGGTTAAAGTCTCTGGTCAGACGGGCGTGGCGATTGCCAACGGCAAGAAGGCCATCGTCTATGCCAACAGCACGGATGTCATCGAGGTCGCCAACGCTCCTGTCACGGAGGCGGGAACGCAGACCCTGACAAACAAGACGCTTACCAGTCCGGTTCTGGTTACTCCTGCACTTGGAACCCCTGCTTCCGGTGTGCTGACCAATGTCACGGGCTTGCCTCTGACCACGGGTGTGACGGGAACGCTGCCGGTCGCTAATGGCGGCACTGGCGCAACAACGCTGACGGCGAACAACGTGGTTCTGGGGAACGGCACCAGCGCACCATTGTTTGTGGCCCCCGGCACTTCTGGTAATGTGTTGTCTTCTGATGGCACAACTTGGACCTCTTCCGCCCCGACTGCGGGCGGTCTATCTTACATTTTCACCACTACTCCGGTGACGGCTACAAATAACCAAGGCGTGCTGGCTGACACCTCGGCGGGGGCTTTCACAGTAACTTTGCCCTCTACACCTACTACCGGCGCTCAGGTAGTAGTGGCTGACGCTGGAGGTGCTTGGGGCACGAACAACCTTACCGTCGCGCGCAACGGCTCCACCATCAGCGGGCTCGCAGAAAACTTGGTGTGCGACATCTCCGGCGCGAGCGTGCAGTTCGTCTATGACGGCACGACTTGGGAGATCTATGCTCAGGTCGGCGGGAATGGTGGTACAGCCGTTACATTAGATGGCGTCCAAACCCTTACAAATAAGACGCTAACTAGCCCGGTACTAACCACCCCCGCGCTTGGAACGCCTGCTTCCGGCGTGCTGACCAACGTGACAGGCCTTCCGCTGACGACGGGTGTGACAGGTACGCTTCCTATTGCTAACGGCGGCACAGGAAGCACGGCAACTCCTACTGCTGGTGGGGTTGTTTATGGTACGGGTACTGTGCAGGCGATCACAACTGCGGGCACTTCCGGTCAGGTTCTGCAAAGTAACGGTGCTTCGGCCCCTAGTTGGGCAACTCCAAGCACTGGCGCTCTTACGCTGCTTTCCACCGTCACCGCCTCCAATTCGGCAACGGTTGATGTTGAAACGACGTTTAGCAGCACTTACGATGCGTATTTAATAGTAGGTAGTGGGATTACGATTCAAACCGCGAATAGCACCTTGCAGCTGCGAATGAAGCTGGGCGGCGCTTATAACACTGCTGGTCCATACAGCTATCGGTCTAGTAGGCTGCCAAGTAATACGGCTACGTATTCAGCCAGTTCAACTGAATCAGCCACTTCTATCCTTGTTGGGAACGCAACTTCCTTTGGCACGGGCTCGGCAAACAGTCTTGATTTTGTACTTTATACGTTTAATCCTGCAAGCACGGCCTTTAACAAGCATGTGATTTGGCAGGGGATCTGTCAGGAAGGTGTAAACATGACTTCATTTAGTGGCGCAGGAAACTGTTCTGCGGCAGTAACCGCGCTGACTGGTCTTCGTTTCTTTGCCTCTTCGGGCAATCTTGTTGCGGGCTCCTTCCGCCTCTACGGCATCGCCAATTCATAAGGACGCACCATGCCAAACTATCACGCAACATCAGAAGGCAACGTCCCATTTACCGCAGAGGAAGAAGCCTTGTGGGCAGCGGAGCAGGCTGCTCATGCCGAGAAACAGGCCGCGCTTGCCAAGATCGCATACCAAGTTCAACGCGCCGCAGCCTACCCGCCCATTGGCGACCAGCTCGATGCCTTATGGAAGGGCGGCGATGCTGCTGCCGAAATGCTCGTGCAGGTTCAGTCCGTCAAGGCTGCATACCCAAAGCCGGAGTAACCAATGTCAACGCTTTCTGGACTCATCACCCCGACTAATGTGCTCACGGCGACTGGTACAGCAACAGTAACGAATAAGACCATTGGTTTCTCAACCAATACGTTTAGCGGGTCGCTTGCCGCAGCAAACGGTGGCACCGGGCTTACCGCTTCCGGTACTCTTGGAAATGTGTTGACCAGCGACGGAACGACTTGGGTAAGCTCTGCACCGGCAGGCGGCGTAACAACCGCGAAAGCGTACTTTTTCTCCGGCTTCGGCGGATAGGAGCTAGAAAATGGCGTCAGGAACTCTTGGACAATCTGCGCCTAGCGCAGTCACAAACACTACGGTCTACACGGTTCCGTCTGGAAAGACGGCGACGTTCAACGTGAACATCTGCAACAGAAGTTATGTGACGGGTATGCTCGTCAGGATTGCTGTTTGCGCTTCCAGCACACCAGCAAACTCAGAGTACATTGAGTACGATGTTCCGATTGATCCGAACTCAGCGATTGAGCGCACTGGTATTGTCGCTTCAGCCGGAAAACTGGTTGTTGTATACGCCAGCACTGCTGATGCCAGCGTCAACGTTTATGGCTTTGAGGAGTAACTAAAATGGGGCGCAATGTTCTTCAGAGCAGCAAAGTAAGCCCTTCCGGTCCAATCACTAAGCCATTCGGGCGCGGGAATGTGCAGTTTTTCTACTCCACGACAACGTGGACTATTCCGACTGGCGTGACGGCTGTTCGCGTTCGTGTGTGGGGTGGCGGGGCTAATTATTATTATTTAGCAGGCGCTGGTAAAAATCCTGCCGCAACTAGAGCTGGGGCAGGCGGTGGTTTTGCTATGAAAGTAGTAACCGGGTTGACGCCCGGTGGAACGGTCACAGTCACTGTTCCTGCAATAGTATCGACAAATGGCGCCGCTGGTGGGACTTGCAGCTTTGGCGCTCACGTTTCTGCTACAGGCGGCTCTGCATCATCTTCTAGTTCTACTGGTGGGGCGGGTTCTAGCGGAGATGTGAATTATACCGGAGGCGCAACAAACTCGGATAACACAATAGCTGGTGCCGGCGGCGGCGGAGTTGCTAACCTTTTCGGAGACGGTGGGGACGGCAGCGTATCTGGCTCTGGCACTTCGAACCGTGCAACGAACAAGGCCAGCGGCGGCGGCGGACAGTATGGTGCTGCGGCTCCAAACTCGTCTGGCGGTTCTAGTTTTTTTGCAAGGGGAGGAGTGCAACCAAATACCGCTTATTGTGTATTACCGGAGTCCGGCAACCTAACAGGAAGTCTTGACCTTATTGGTGTTGGCGGCGGTGGCGCAGGAATGGTTACTGCTGGTGTTGGACCTCAAAAAGGGATTAATGGCGGCGGGGGCGGTGGGAGTACCGGCTCTGCCCCCGGCTCTGGTGGGTTCCCCGGCGGCGGCTGCGGAAGTGGCTCTTCTGTCACACCGACTAACGCTGCAATGGGCGCGGCTGGTCTTGTAATTGTGGAGTGGTGAGATGAAGTACGCTCGTCTCTTTGAAAACACGGTTGGTGAAGTCTTTGTTCCCCTAAGTGGAGTGGACATCTCTGAGTGCTTTACCGCTGAAGTGTGTCAGATGTTTTCCGTCATTCCTGACAATGTTGAGGTCGGCTGGATTAAGCTGCCCGATGGCAGCTTCGTTGCTCCTCCTGACCCCGCTCCAGAGACGGGGCCAATTCCTGTGACTGATCTTGGTGCCCAATGACGGACAAGCCAGAAATCCTGCTTAGTTGCGTTTCCTCTGTCTATGTTCGCCAGATGACCTTTCACAAGGCTGGCGACATAGAGCAGGGACACGCGCATAAGTTTGACCATCAAACTCTCGTCGCGAAGGGTTCTGTGAAGATAACGACGAATGGGAAGGAGAGTGTGTTTTCTGCTCCCCATATCGTTTTTATCCGCAAAGAGCAGGTGCATGAGCTTGTGGCAATGGAGGACAACACTGTTTGCTACTGCATCCATGCACTTCGTGATGGCGATGATGTCTGCGACATCATTCCGCCAGACGCAATTCCGTTTGGTGCCGGTTCTGAGGAAGCCTTCAAGAAGGCAGATAGCCTGCTGTTCTCATAATGCTGGAGATCGACTGCATAGGGCTTTGCTGCCCAGAGCCGATAATGATCGCGCACAAAGCTGTGCGGTCATTTGACGTTGGTCAGCATATAAAGGTTCTAGCAACTGATCCTCTTGCATGTGAGGATTTTAAGAGTTTCTGCAAATCTATGGGGCATGAGTTTATAGGAGCCTCAAAGAATGGAGAGGTTTTTGAAATAATTATCAAGAAGGTTCGATAGATGGTTTTCATCATAAGAAACTTCTTATCGACTGATGATATGCGCGAATTAAACACCTTTGTGGACGAAGGTGTAAAACTTGGGTGGCTTGGCCCCGGTATAGATCGAGGCAGGTTTAATTATTCTGGACGATATACGTCTAGGCTTTATGGAGACAATTTTGAATATCCTGAAATCGTAGGTGATGTTTATAAGAGGATAACAGATGCTTTATCACTGCACGATCTGAAAAAGAGCGTGCTTGGAGGCGGCAAAAACGGTGTTGTCGTTAGTTGCACATTCCACGGCGGCGATGTGTATGAACACAAAGACCCAAAAGAGGAAAACGGCTTAGAAGTTTTGAGGTGCAACATAATGACAAGAAGCCCGACAGATGGCGGTGTCTTGTTTGTTGACGGAAAGCAGGTTGATCTAGGAGAAGGCGATCTTCACTGCTACCTAGCGTCGAATGTAAAGCATTATGTCACACCTGTATCTGGGCCGATCTCAAGGGTTCTTTGGATGTTTGGGTATCAGGTAAGTCAGCAAGACTGGGATAGAAAACTTGCTAATGTGTTGGTAAAGTTGAAACAGACTGATAAAGGGCAACCGCAATGACGCCGCACATAGACGACACAGTAAAGCACGTTGCTGATGCCGCCTCGGTCGTCACAGTCATCGGAACGCTGGCGGTCGATGAAATACTGGATCGCGGAAGAGGTGCCGACGTGCACGCGCCCTACTTCCAGTGATACTTGGGAAATGCCCTCGTGGCCTACTTCGTATAAGGTGCCGTGACATGAACGACACGCGGACAGTTGTGGACGGAGCCATCGCCGCTGGAGCCATCACGCTCCCTTGGTGGGTAGTTCACCTGTCCGGGTGGGTGTCGTTCTTCACCGTCCTTGGCGGTTTGATTCTGGTGTGCTTCCGAATTATGCTTGCCTATCGTGAGTTAAAGTCGAAAGACCAGAAACAAGATCAATGAGGAACGGTGGATGTCGCTCCAGAGACTTCAGTTCCGCCCCGGTGTCATCCGGGATGTGACCGGGTACACGAACGAGGGCGGCTGGCGCGTCAGCAACCTCGTTCGTTTCCGCTTGGGGTTTCCGGAGTCCATCGGCGGTTGGGAGAAGTACGCTCCTCTCTACTCCTTCCTTGGAACCTGCCGATCCATGCTCAACTGGGTCGCGCTTGATGGCTCGAACTATCTCGCCTTCGGCACGAACCTGAAATACTACGTCGAGCTTGGCGGATATAACTACGACATCACGCCCATCCGCGCGACCGCGACTCTTAACAACCCGTTTGCGGCGACCAACGGCTTTCCAACGATCACCGTTACCGATGCCGCGCACGGCTGCGTGACAGGCGACTATGTGACGTTTAGCGGTGCGGTGTCGCTCGGCGGAAACATTACTGCGACGATCCTCAACAAAGAGTACTCTGTCACGGTTGTTGACGCGAACACCTATACGATTACGGCTTCTGTCAACGCCAACTCTTCTGATACCGGGAACGGCGGCGCATCAGTCACGGCAGCATATCAAATCAACATCGGTCTTGATAACGCTGTTTTAGGAAACGGCTGGGGCGCAGGCTATTGGGGACGTGACACGTGGGGGTCTGGAACTACCCTTAACGTCACTCAGCAACTTCGTCTCTGGTCTCAGGACAACTACGGCGAAGACCTGATCTTCAACATTCGTGACGGAGACATCTATTACTGGGATGCTTCGACCGCGAACATCGTTCCACTGACCAGCGCCCAGCGCGGCGTGGCTCTTTCGTCCCTGTCCACGGACAGTGGAACACCGACCATTGCCAGTCAGGTGTTGGTCTCGGATCGTGACAGGCACGTCATTGCGTTCGGGGCGAACTCCGGAGGGTCCACGGCCCAAGATCCTTTGTCCATTCGGTTCTCCTCGCAGGAAGACCCGTTCACGTGGACGCCTGCTCCAACCAACACGGCTGGCGAGCTTCGTATTGGTTCGGGAACTCACATCGTTAAGGCTATCGAGACTAAGCGTGAAATCATCGTGTTCACGGATGTCGCTGCGTACTCGATGCAGTTCATTGGTCCGCCGGATACGTTTGGTATTCAGCAGGTGGCGGCAGGCACGACGATCTGCGGATACAATAGCGCCGTCTCTGTTGATGACACGATCTTCTGGATGGGCATCAACACGTTCTACGTCTACTCCGGTCAGACGCAGGAGCTTGTTTGCCCGCTGTTGAACTACGTGTTCAACGACTTCAACAAGGACGAGGCGAACAAGGTGTTCGCCGCGTCTAACTCCGAGTTCAACGAAGTCACGTGGTTCTATCCATCCGCCACATCCTCCGAGAACGATCTGTACGTGACGTACAATTACGTCGAGCGGGTCTGGACGTACGGATCTCTGGCTCGTACCGGCTGGATTGATCGCGGAACGCGAAACTACCCGACAGGGGCCGCGACAGACGGCTATCTCTACTATCACGAGAAGGGCACTGACGACGGCAGCACCGTGCCTCCGTCCCCGCTGAACGCCTATATCGAAAGCGCGCCTGTCGAGATCGGGGATGGGGATAAGTTCTCCTTCGTCCGCCGCGTGATCCCGGACGTGTCTTTCTATAACGCCACGAACAGCCCAACCGTGAACTTCACGTTGAAAACACAGAACTACCCCGGCTCGAACTACGAGAGCGGCTCTAACTCGTCTGTTGTCAGGACGGCCACGGTCCCTGTGGATCAATACACGCAGGTGCTGGATGTCCGGCTGCGTGGGCGGTCTGTCATACTCAGGGTCGAGAGCAACAGGGTTGGGACTCGTTGGGGTCTGGGGTCGCCACGTCTTGAGACGCAAGTCGATGGGCGGCGCTGATGGATGTCCGGCTGGTCTTCCCGACCTTTCCGAACCCTCCTTCGCAATACAACCAGCAGTATCTTGAGGCTCTGGTTCGTTCGTTGGATGCGCTTGTCCGGGTCATCCGGGCTCCGGGTGAGGGGCGTCAGACGACCATTGTCCTGACGAACTTGCAGTCGAACGACTACGGCCTTGAGCCGGGAACGATCTTCGAGGTGAACGGGGCGCTGCGGGTTTCTGTTTTGTACAGCCCGTACGTCGCCGGTCTGTCCGCCACAGGGTCTGTCGGGTCTGTGACAGTTACGACCTGACTTGTCTTTAAGGCTGTAAACGGGTAGGTTTTCAGACGCCAGTATCAGGCTCTGGCCCTGCTCAAAACCTTAGTCGCTATATGCGCGCCTCATAGGGAACGATAATGCAGGCCGATGCTCTCGTCCAAGATCGGGACTTTCAACGGACTTTGGGTGCGTCTCCTTTCTCTGAGGGAGATCTTCCTCGTCTCTCTTCCGAAGTTGGTAAGGCTTACACCCGTCTGGACGACGACCAGAAGGCGCAGCTTCAGGAACTCTCTGACGATCTGATGGAGTTCTCCACTGAGGAGCTTCGCACGTTTAAGTATTTTCTCGTGTATCTGCGCCAGAACCGGGCGCGCTACAGCGAGATCGTTTCCAAGATGTATGCCGGTGGGCTGATCGAGCAGGGCTCTCTCCCGGAAGCTTACTCGCCTGCGTTCTTCTCTTTCCTGACCAGCTTGGTCGATGGCATCCTTGTCAAGAAGAAGGAGCAGGAGACGACCCGCGGGTTTGCGAAGGGCGGCATCGTCAGTCTGAAGGCGGCGGCGGAGAAGGTCCGCAAGGCTGGCCGTGACGGCGACACCGTTTTGGCTCACATCACACCTGCGGAAGCCGCTCTTCTGAAGAGCCGTGGCGGCGCGGGCACGATCAACCCGAAGACGGGTCTGCCTGAATACAAGAGCATCTTCTCGAAGATTGGCAGCTTCTTCAAGAAGGCTGCTCCGATCATTCTCCCCATTGCCCTGAACTTCCTTGTTCCGGGCCTCGGCGCTATCGCATCGGGCGCGATTGGCGCTGGCGTTGGCTCGCTGATCGGCGGTGCAAAGCCGCGTGACGCCCTGAAGGCCGCTCTCCTTGGCGGTCTGACAGGCGGAATTGGCGCGGGCATTAGCGGCGCGCTATCTGGGACAGGTTTCATGGCGGGCGTCACTGGCGCGCTCCCCAGCGGGTTTGGCGGAACGACCGCCGCTGGTCCGGGTTTCTTCGAGAGCATCGGAGAAAAGCTCGGGTTTAGCTCTGTTTCTGGTGCGGCACCTCCCGTTCCACCTAGCTCGATCCCCGTCCCCGCCGACGGCACAATGGCCGGTGAGGCTTTTGGGGGCGGTTCGTTTGGCTCCGCCGCTGCTCGCACGGCAGAAGGCGCGAAAGCCGCCAGTTCCGGGCTTGGCATTGGAAGTCTTGCTGGTAAGGCGACGGATCTCATTAAGGAATATCCGAAGACGGCTGTCGCGCTCGGCCTCGGCGCGGGTGCGTTGTTAGCAGGCGCTGGCGGTGGGGACAAAGCACCTCCCCCGCTTGCTCGTGGTCCGGGCTCGCGGGAACTCATGGAGCAGAACCCGAGCCGCTACGTGTTCGACATCGCCAACTTCCGCCCCCGTTACACCACGGGCGCGGGACTATTCACGGCGGCGACCGGCGGTCTTGCCGCCAAGGGCGGCAAGGTCTCTGGTCCGGGAACCGAAACCAGCGATTCCATTCCTGCGCGTCTCAGCGACGGCGAGTTCGTCTTCACGGCGAAAGCTGTCAGAGGCGCTGGCGGCGGTGACAGAATGAAGGGCGCTCGCAAGATGTACGAGCTTATGCACAAGTTCGAGCGGATGGCGTAATCATGGCTGAGGTAACACAACAGGAACAGATTGTTCGCGAAGCCCCAGAGATCGAAGCCTATAAGCTCGGTCTTTTGGATCTTGCGAAGCAGCGCGCCGAAATCCCCGTCAATCTTCCTGCGATTGAGATTGCCGGTCTCATGCCGGAGCAGCTTACTGCACGTGAGCTTGCTGCGGAGGGCATCGGCTCCTATCGCCCATACCTCGATGCGGCCCTAGAAGCGTATCAGGCGGCAGCGTCGGGTTACGGTGCGCTTCCTTCGTATGGTCAAGAGGCGATTGGCGCTGTTCGTCAGGGCGCGAATGTCGCTACCGATCTCTCCCTTCGCGGCGCGCAGGCTTACGATCCGACTGCTGTCAGCCAGTTTATGAACCCCTATCAGAGCGCGGTGACGCAGGAAGCTCTGAAGGAGATGCAGCGTCAGGCTGACATCGCCCGTACGCAGCAGGCCGCTCGCGCTGTCAAAGCGGGTTCGTATGGCGGCAGCCGCTTCGGCGTCGAGTCTTCTGAGCTTGCGCGTAATCTGGCGGACATCCAGTCGAAGCGTATCTTCGAGGACTACTCTACGAACTACAGTCAGGCGCAGGCTGCGGCCATGAACGCCTTCCAGAACCAACAGGCTCGTCTTCAGCAGGCGGGTCAAACGGCGCTTGGTGCTGGCACTGCGCTTGGTCAGGCGGCGGTGTCTGGCGGTCAGTTGCAGCAGGCGGGTGCGGCGGGCATTGGTGGCCTTGGTCAACAGACCTCGGCCCTTGGTCAGCAGCTGTCGGGTCTTGGTCAGGGCGACGTATCGTTCCTGTATAATCTTGGCGAAAAGACGCGCGGCTACGAACAGTCTGTTCTGGACGCTGCGCGACAGACGGCAATCCAGCAGGAATACGAGCCGTTCCAACGTGTCTCGTTCCTCAGCGACATCTACAAGGGTGCGCCGTCTTCGCAGCAGACGATCAGCCAGACCACGGCCCCCTCACCTTCGCTTATCTCACAGGCGGCGGGTCTCGGCATCGCTGGTCTGAGCGCGTACAATCTGTTTGGTGGCGGCAAGTCGCCGTAATTTCTGAAATAGGGCACCGGCAATGGCTGACGATTATGCCTCGATAGTTGAACAGGCTTATATCAACGAGACGGGTCGGGCTTCCGATCCGGAGGGGGCGGCTTATTGGACGGGTCTTCTTGAGTCCGGAGCGATCAGTCCCGGCGACCTCAGCTCCTTGTTCTCCGGGACGGCGGAAGGAACCACCTTTGACCAAGCAGCTGCTAGGGCAGCTGAAGGAGCCGCTATTGGACAAGCGGTCGAGCCGAGTAGCGCCGGAACTGGCCCTAATCTTTTTGATAAAATCCGAGAGTTCAATCAAATGAACCCTGCGGACGGCGGCATCGCCAGTCTTGGCAGCGGCACGACGGCGGGTCAGGTTGCTCCAACCACGGCCCCCGAACTTCGGTCCTTCTTGGAAGGCCAGTATCAGTCCGAGTTTGGCCGTCAGTTTGATGCTCCGGGCCTCGACTATTGGGCGGACCAGATCCAGAAGGGAAACATCACCAAGGAGCAAGTCGCGGAGATCTTCTCTAAGAGCCCGGAAGGTCTGAAGTACGACATTGCAAACCTTGCGGCGGGCAAGACGACGGATGTTGGCTTTCTCCCTTCCGACCTTTTGAAGAGGTACAGCGATCTCCAAGCCGCGTATCAGACAGCCGTCTATCGCCCCGGAGACGTTGAGGGTCTGAAGTATTGGCTGGCTAATCCAACCGATTACGCGAAGGCGCTTGGTGGTAGCGACGAGGCTTTCATTCAAGAGGCTTATCGAAACACTCTTAAATATGCCCCAGATCCGGAAGGTCTGAAGTACTGGGTGGGTCAGTTGGCCGCGGGCAAGGTCACGCGGGCCGGTCTTCCCACCGCTCTGATGAACGCGACCAAAAAAGCAGAAGAAGAAAAAAAGAAGATTGAACAGCAGAAGATTGTCGCAGATAAGCAAGCGGTTGCTGGTCAAAGGAGTCAGTACCTCTACGACTTTGGCAACTTCCCGATAGTCGCTGGCACGCGAACAACGGCGGATGGAAGAGTCGTTCCAACCGTTAACCTCAATCTCAAACAGCGACCGAAGGTTAGCCTTGGGATTAAGGCGTTTGCCCCACTTAGTTTGACGGGATATGAGTACGATCCGTCTTCTGTCAGCCTTTTCGGAGGCAATCGGCTTTTTGGTGGGACCGGAATGACGAGCGGGAAGTCTGTCAGTCTCTTTGGTAATCCGGGAATGGCTCAGGCGGCATCAACAGGTGCGGCGCAAGAGGAAGTCGTCGCGGCAGCCAACGGCGGCATGATCTCGTCTGATCCTGTCATGCGTCGAGCGATGTTCAAGGCCGGTGGACCTGTGTCCTCTGTCGGCACCGGCATCACGTCCACGGTTGCTTCTCCGGAGGAGAACGCCAAGGCTCTCCAGACGATGTTTGCGCCGGGGTTCCGCAGCGGCGGCGAAGTGCAATACTTCCAAGAGGGCGGCGAGGCCGTTGACGAAGAGCGCGTGGGCGAGCAGGCGGCTGAGATGTCCGCCCTTGAGCGGCTGCGGGCGCAGACCCGTAATCCCGAGCCGCGCTTCAAGCCAGTGATGGAAGTCTTCCGCGAGAACCGAACGCTGCCTATCGACCGTGAGCAGGCGTATACGGGCCGTAGTATGCGTGGCGAGAACGTGGACGTGGTTCAGTCTCCGTACGCCGGGGGCATGGAAGGCTTTATGCCTCCCCAGATGCAGGATGTTTCTGCGCCACCTGCGCCTAGATATTCCGCGGAAGAAAGAGCGCGGCTTGCCCGTCAGGCTGCGGCGGATCAGATCGCTGAACGCGAGATGTACCGTCAGGCTGAGGAGGACCAAAGGCTCTATCGCGGCGCGGCTGCTGCCGCTCCGGCTGAGACGGCCCCGTCCAGAGCCACTGCGGAAAGCGCAAGGGAGCCCGTCAAGGACCGTCTCACGCTTCGTCTTGAGGAACTAAAGGCTGAACGCGAGGCCAATAAGGAGAAGCGTCGGGAGAACCAGCTTCTCGCGCTGATGCAGGCTGGCTTTGCCGCCGCCTCGGGTCGCAGCTCAAATGCTCTTGCGAACATCGCTGCGGGCGGCATCTCTGGCGTTCAGACGCTGGCTGAACTTAACAAGGATGTTCGTGCCGAAGACCGCGCGCTTCGCAGGGAAATCCTTGAGACCGAGCTTACGCAAGAGCGTATGCGTGAGGCGGCTGCCGAACGTCGAGCCGGTCGTGAGCAGACGGCTGCCGAGCGCCAGCGCACGCTGTTGCAGACGGTTAGCTCTAATGCCCGTCAGGAGATCTCCTCGATCAGCCAGCTTATTGGGACTGAGGAAGGCAAACTCCTCACTCCCGGCATTACCGAGGAGCAGAAGGCTCCGATCAAGTCGGAAATCGCTCGACTTAAAAATCAGCGAGAAGCGGCGCTCGAACAGATGTATGGTGTGTACGAGAGCTTGGGGATACGGAGACCTCGGACGGTTGAACAAGAGTCCCCAGACTTTAAGTTCTTGGGCCAGAGAAGATAATATCAAGGATATGACAGATGCCGGTCTACGAGGTTCAAGCGCCTGATGGCACGGTCTTGCAGATTGAAGGACCGGAGGGCGCTTCTCAGGAGTCCATCCTGTCATACGCTAAAAATGTAGCGTACCCGGCCTTCCTTGCCGAAAAGCAAAAGCCCGAGCCCCAGCAATCTGTTCTCCGGCAGGTTGCTGACGTCCCCCTAAAGATTGGTGCGGGCGCAGTCTCTGGCGTTCGCATGATTGCTGACGCCTTTGGTGCGGGCTCTGCTGTATCAGAAAACCTGAAGGGTGCTGAGGGCTACATCGAGAGCCTTCTCTCCGCACAGTCCAAAAAAGATTCCGCCGAGATTGCTCGCATCATGGACGATGCGAAAGACAAGGGCGTCTACGATCAGGTCGTGGCAGCGGTCAACGCGCTGAAGGTGGCCCCGATTGATCTTGTCGCGCAGGGTCTCGGCACGATGGCCCCGACTATTATCGGTGGTCTTGCTCTTAGGGTTGGCGCGCCCGCAGTCGGCGTTTTGATGGGTGCTGGCACGATCAAGGGGGCCATCTATGACGAGACCAAGAAGGTCTTGATGGAGAAGGGGGTATCCCCCGGCCTCGCTGACGAAATCGCGCAGGAAGCGCAGTCGTACGATGGCAAGAACATCGACCAGATTCTTATTGGTGCAGGTCTTGGTGTTGCTGACGCCTTGACAGGAGCCAGCCGTATCCTGACAAACGTCGCTAGGCAGGCCGCAGGAAAGGCCGTGGCCGAGGGCGTAGTAAAGGAGATCGGCAGAAACCTCCCGTCTCGACTTGTACGTGGTGCGGCGGGAGAAGCTCCGCTCGAAGCTCTGCAAGGCGGTCAAGAACAGCTGGCACAAAACCTCGCTATTCAGCGCGAGGGGTTTGAGCGTCCTACCTTCCAAGGTGTCGCCGGTCAGGCGGCGCTGGAAGGGTTGGTTGGCGGCATCACGGGCGGCGCAGCGCGCGGAGCCTTTGGCCGTCGCCCCGGAGAGCTTCCCCCTGTGCTTCCACCCGTCAGGCCCGGAGAGGAGCCATCCCCCGCTCCGGCAGTTCCCCCTGCTACTCCGGGTCTGACACCCCCGTCGCCTCCCGGAACCCCTCCCGGCGCCGCGGCTGCGGCGGGGGCACTTCAGACTCCGGCGTCTATTCAGAATGTCCTGAGCGTCACGGGCGGCGCTGTGCCCGCAACGCTTCAAGGCTCCGTGCAGTTGGCCCAACAGCCGACGCTCCCGGCCCCCGGACCAACGACCATTCAAATCCCGACGCCTCCGCCGATCTCGGTGCCGGGGACGCTGGGCACTACGCTCGCCCCGACATCTGTCACGGGCGGGCTTGAGCCGACCATTCGTCCGCTGGAGCCTGTCACCACTCCGCCCGCTCTCCAGCTTCCGACCCTTCCGAGGGATCTCGCTGGCGCGAAGCCCCGCTTCAGTCGTATTCCGCTGTCATTTGCGAGCGACATCGACAAGGCGTTGTACATAACCGCGCAGCAAACAAAGTCTCCGCGAGACGCTGACTACCGCAAGTGGCTCACGAGCCTCGGCTACAATCAGTCGGACATTACGCGCCTTGGCAATCAGGTCCGCAACCGTATCAAAAACTTAGTCGGACAGGCTCCGGGTGCAGAGGTCGTTCCAATCCCGACCTTTGCGGCGCTTCCGGCTGCCGGTGCTGCCCGTACGCGTGCTGCTGCTCCCCTTCTTGCTGTTCCTCCGGCGGCTGCTCCGACGCCTGCTCCGGCTCCCACTCCCGCCGTCTCGCCTCTTGCTGCGGCACTTACTCCTGTCCCAGCGCCAGCGGTGGCTCCCCCTGCGCCCGCAGCCGCTCCCGCTCCGACACCTTCCCGTGCACTTGCTCTGGCGTTTCAGAGGACGCCGGAGCAGCATCGCTTCAAGTTTGTGAAGACGGGCGTGCAGTCCATCCCCGAGATCGAGACGGCCCCGCTAATTGTCGAGCTTTCGTCTGTCATCTCTTCCGAGGTGCCGGGTTACGACCCGGCATTGCAGCCGCGTGACAGAACGAGGACTGGATCGGATATTCAGATTGCCGACATCATCTCGAAGTTTGATCCCCAACTTCTGACCTTTGACCTTAGCACCAAGCGTGGTGCGCCCATCGTCAATGAGAACATGAATGTTGAGAGCGGCAACGGGCGCATCATGGCCCTGCGTCGCATCTACGAATCACAGCCTGCTCTGGCGGAAGCCTACAAGGCCGAACTTACCCGCCTTGGGTTTGACATTTCAGGCATGAGCAATCCCGTTCTCATTCAACGTCGCGGGACGCCCCTCACGCCGGAGGAGACGCAAGCGTACGTCGGAGCTGCGAACACGCCCGACGTTATGCAGATGAGCGCGGCTGAACTGGCGAAAGAGGACGCCAAGAAGATCACTGTCGAGATGCTCGACCGCATCCCAGAGGGTCGTGACTACACCTCCCAACGGTTCGTTGTTGATTTTCTGCGGAAACTCCCGGCGAACGAGCTTAACACCATGCTTAATGCAAAGGGTGAGTTAAGCCCGGACGGCGAGCGCCGCATCCGAAACGCCGTATTTGCAAAGGCTTTTGGTGACTCGCAGGCTATTGCGCGCATTGCGGAGTCCACCGACGACAACATCCGGTCGATCTCGAACGCCCTGATCGACAACCTCGTCAACTTCGCGAAGCTGCGTCTGTCCATCGAGAATGGTCGGACCGACCCCGGTTTCTCAACCGACCCGCTCATCGACGCCATCAACCGCATCTCTCAGATGCGTAACACCGGCACGACGCTCGAAAACTATCTGTCGCAAGTGGATGCCTTTAATCCCATTCCGCCGATGACAGAGAAGTTCATGCGCCTCTTCTACAGCGAGAGGGCGCGGGCGCTTGGTCGGGCGAAGATCTCTGACGGTCTTGGCTTCTATGCACGTGAAGCTTTGAAGGTCACTCCTCCGGATGAAGGTCTTGGTCTCGGTCTGGGCCTTCCCGAAATCACGCCGATGAGTCTGATCGACGCGGCGATCAAGCGCGCACAAGGCGTGGTCGAAGGTCAGGGGACCATGGTCCTTCAACCTCCGGCTCCGGCGCAAGCTCCGATCCCGACCCCGGCATCTCCGCCTGTCACGGTGGAACCTGTCACCACAAATGTGGTTACGCCCGCGGCAGCGCCTCTCGCCATCACTGTCACAAGCCGGAAGCGCATCAACCTCGGACCTGTTGAGGGGACGATCACGCGCATCACATTCTCTGACGGCACGGCTGTCGATATTCAGCGCATGGATAGCGCAAGCACGATGGGTCTGCCGGGATGGCATGACATTAACAAGAGTGTGACAGGAAACTCCTACCTTGGTGACACCGAGAAGGACGCAATCGCACGTCTGCTCGAACAGAAGAACGCGCAGAAGTTTGTGCCGAAGGCTGCTCCTGTGGGCGTGCTTCCCACACCGGAGCCCACGGACCTTGGACCTTCGAACAAGCCGGTTATCGTCGGTGATGTGCCGCAGTCTGTGAAGGACAGCACAAGGATTACATATCTCGGCGGGGCGAAAGAGTTCTTCGATAGAGAACTCCCCGGCATTGACGGGGTTATTCTGGAAACGGCTTACCGCCTGTATCCGGGGACGGATATTAGTTTTGGGTTAGAGGGCATAACTGGTTACGGAAACGCACGGGTATCTGGCGGCGAAGGCAGAAGAGTCGTCATACGTGTCAGCCCCTCAAACCTGAAGATGACCTTCGGCAAGGCTGGTGGAGACTACCGGACCAAAATACTGCACACTGTGTTCCACGAAATGTCTCATCCGATTGAGTATTTCTGGATCAACAACGCTCCTCGTGACACGCAGATTGCAATTCTTGAGCAGTTCAAAAAAGAACGCAGTGGAACTGCGGCACAGAGGGCTGGTCTTATACGCTATGTCCTAGAGCAGCAGTCTGACCGTAGCGATCTCGACACGTTCAAGCAGAGGCTATTAAAGACTTTTGGTCTTACGGAGCAAGAGTTCAATAAGCTTCTTGGGACAAAGCGCGACGTTGGTGCTGGGTCCACGGACATTTATCGTGAGGGTCTTAGCACCAAGTACTACAGGAGCTACTCCGAGTGGGTGGCTGAGAAGGGCGCGCAATGGCTATCGAAGGAGCTTGAAGGCAGGCTCCCGAAGAATGTTTTCGAGAAGTTCCAAAAGGAAATCCTCGGCAAGCTTCGCACGATCTATGAGACGGTGGCTAGAGTTCTTGGTATCCCGACAAGCACGGGAGCTTTTGAGAAGCTTTTGTCCGATGTTTGGGGGACCAAGACAGTTACTCCGCGTGGGTTAGTTGATGGGGTCGTCTCTAAAAGGGAAAAGACAGACCGTATCTCCGATGCGGGGATGGTCGCTTACGAAGAAACAGTTGATGGGAACAACGGCCCGCTGAACAGGCTTCCGGGCGCTGACACCGCACGCCTGAACTCCGAGAGATTTACGAAGCTAACCAACAAGGTCCGCGAGTTCTTCGACCCCCGCTTCACCATTGACAGCTACCCGATCCTGTCGGAGTTCCGAAACCTGCTGTTCGGCAAGATCGGGATGTCTACGCAGCGCGCCCGCGATCTTTCCAACACGATCTCGAACGGTACGCCGGAGGTCCAGACTCAGGTCTATAATTACCTGACGACGCGAGATGCTAACCCGAGCATGATTGCGGACGAGAAGATCCGCGCAGCTGCCGTTCAGGTGAAACAGGAGATCAACCGCACCGCACAGGAGATGGTTGATAAAGGTCTTCTGTCACAGGAAAGCATGGACAAGTACTACGACAGATACCTGCCTCGTATGTACCTGTACTACGAAGCCACTGGTCGCGGCATCAAGAGCCCGAACATGGGCATCAGCGCGCGTGAGTATCTGAAGCTTCGTGATGAGCAGCTTTCTGAGGAAGAACGCAAGCTGCTTGGCGAAATCAAAAACCCTGCCTTCCTGTCCTACGTCGCCCTGTCTCGTCCCCAAAAGGACTTGGCGATGATGGAGTACTTCCAGCAGGTCAGGGATCAAACGGGCGTCAACTGGATTGCGCCAAACTCCCTCGTCGAGTTCAACGGCGAGATGGTGACGCCTTACTGGCTTATGTCAGAGGCGAACATCATGGATGAGATCGCCACGCTGACAGAGCAGACTGACCCGGAAGCCGCGAAGATGATGCGTGATCGCGCCGACGAGATGCGTCGTGTTGCGGCTCCGGCGATCTCCCGCGAGCAGGCCATCCAGATCCCGGAAACGTACCGGCGTCTTCCTGACAGCCCGCGTTATGGCGCGCTTCGTGGGGCCATCATTCAGAAAGGCATCTACGACGACATCGTTGGGACAATGGTGGCTATTCCGATCAGCGATAAGCCGTTCGTCCAAGCCCTCCTTGGCGACGAGCAGAGTTTGGTCGTAAAAGCGAACCAGATATGGAAGATGTCGAAGATCACGTTGAACGTGCCTTCGCAAATCCGTAACGCCATCTCCAACGCCATCGCCATGAACGTGTTTGGCGGTATCCCGCTGCACCGCATCGCCCCCCTTCTCGCCCGCGCGTCCAAGGAAGTCTCGCAAGACGGACAGTACTGGCAGGAGGCGCAGAAGTACGGCATCACTGGCGGCACCATGTCGGCTGCGGAAATGATTAAGATCCGCACGGAACTGGAACAGTATCTCCGTAAGGGTGGTGGGGACGGTATCTTCGGAGCGTTCGCTGCTGCGCGTATCGCGGCAGGCAAGGCAATCGGTGCAGCGTCTGACACGTATCAGGCCGTCGAAGTCCGCTTCAAGATGGCGATGTTTATCCACGGTCGTGAGAAGGGCCTGACCCCCTCGCAGGCCGTCGATGCGGCGAACGACGCGCTGTTTGACTACACGCTTGTGAACCCGAACATTCGCTGGCTGCGTAATTCACCTATTGGCCTGCCGTTTGTCACCTACTATTACAAGGCGCTGCCGAAGCTGATCGAGACGGCGTACAAGCATCCGATGCGATTTGCTCCGTACGTCGCCCTGATGTACGCCATCCCGCAGATGACGATGCTTGCCCTCGACATTGACGATGATGACTACGAGTCGCTTCGCAAGTCCCTGCCGGAGTACATCCGTAACAAGGGCTCGCTGTTCATCCTTCCCTACAAGGATGAGAATGGTCGCTGGCAGTACATCGACACCAGCTACTTCTTCCCGTGGGCCGCGTTCACCGATCCGATTGTTCAGGCGATCTATCGTCAGGACCCTGCGGGTGGGCTGAAGGAAGCCGCCAAGCTCATCACGCCCTCTGGTCCCGTTGTTACGGCGCTCGCGGGTATCACCACGGGCCGCGATCCTTTCACTGACAAGGAGATCGTCGATCCGAGGCAGACGCCCCAGAACAAGGCGCTCGCTCTCGTGTCGTACGTCTGGAACCAAGCCATGCCGTCGATGCTGGCGATTGATATGGTCAACCCGCAGAACGCATCGGGCGCTATCCCGCGCCTGTATAACGACGCGTTTGGCTCGGGAACGGGTCTCGACAAACGCGGCCAGCCGAAGCCGGAGTTTCTTGCTGACGCGGCTCGCCTGTTCGGCGCAAACATCAGCCCGCTCGAACCCGCAACAGCGCGCGCCCTAAACATCAACCATCAGCTTGCAAAGATCCGCGCGTCCGAGAGCCTCCGCTCGCAGGTCGCCAAGGACCAGAGCCTCACGCCCGCAGCGCGCCAGCGTGAGATCGCAAGCCTGAACGAGAAAATCCGCGAGGACTACAAGAAGCTGCAAGAGTACGCGACCGAGACAAGCCGAGCTACAGCTTTGAAGAAGTAAGGGTTGTCAGAAGTTCGGAAAGCAAGGCTTTCTGGGTTTCTGACAATCCGGGTGCAGTTTGTCGTCATCCTAAAAAGCAAGGCTTTCTGGAAATCTGACAATCAGATCAGCCACTCTTTGTACCCCTCCGAAAGCACCTCGCTCGCGATGTTGATCTTGTCGCGCAGCGCCTTCAGAACCTTCTCCTCGACCGTGTTCTCCGTAACGAGGTCGATGTAGGTCACGTTGTTCTTCTGCCCGATCCGGTGAGCGCGGTCCTCGGACTGGATGCGGACCTCCAGATCGAAGCTGTTCGAGTAGTAGATGACCGTCGAGGCTTCTGTCAGGGTCAAGCCGTACCCGCCAGTCCGAGACTGTCCGACAAAGAACCGCAACGGATGATCCGGGTCTTGGAAGCTCAAGACGATGGTCTGTCGAACGTCGGGGTGGGTGCTGCCCGCATACACAGCCACGGACTCCTGACCGTACCGTTCAGCTATCGCTTTCTCGATGGCCTTCAAATCTTCGACGAAGACGCCCCAGATGATGACCTTTCCTGTCACCTCCTCCAAGACTTCCATGAGTTCTGACAGCTTGTTCGTTGACAGCCTCTCAATCTGTCCGTCGTCCGATCTGACAAACCCGGAGCAAATCTGCTGAAGCCGAAGCATCTGTGTCAGAACATTCTGAGCTGTCACGAGACCCCCATCCTTTTCCAGAAGGGTGACAGCGTTATCCTTCATCTGCTTGTACGCGACAGCCTGCTCGTCCGTAAGCTCGACATTACGACGGATGTAGAGCTTATCGGGAAGATCAAGGCAGTCCTTCTTCAGAATGCGGTACGAAAAGGCGTCAAGCTTCGAGGAAAGCTCGTCGAGGTTCTGGTATCCGACGACCTGATTGAAGCTGTGCGATCCAAGGGTGCGGCGCACGATCCTCGCGTACCGGCCCTGAAAAGAGTAGAACGATCCGTGCCCCAACATGAATGGCCCGAGGAACGCGCACTGACTATATAGGTCCATAGGAGACTGGGTGATCGGAGAGCCGGTCATCACGCGACGGTACGCGGCCCTCGATCCAATGTTAATGATGTTCTTCGTTCGCTTCGCTTTCGGGTTCTTGATCGTGGTGCTTTCGTCCACCGCCACCAGAGCCCGATGGCTTGAGACAAACTCCAAAGCGTAGTTGGTTCCTTTCACCGTGGACAGAGCCTCGATGTTCATCACCATTATTTTTAACCGCCAGTCATCTTTAAAAGCACTGTGTAAGTGATCGAGAACTTTTTTACTGTTTGAAGGAGACCACGCAAAAATGTCAGTCTCTTTAAGAACATTATCCGGAAGGTGCTTGAGAAGCTCCGTCTTCTCCCAGTTCTTGTAGACGCCCTTGGGCGCAACGATCATCGCAGCCGTGATCTTGCCCTCAAGAAACAGCGCGCCAATCGTGTCGATCAGGATCTTCGACTTGCCTGTCCCCATTTCACAGAACAGAGCGTACTCACCGCGATCCCATGAACGATCTAAAGCCTCTTGCTGATGAGCGAACGGTTCCATTCTTGACTGATAGTTCATAACCATGATGACCTCCTCGTTGAGCAATACTAACATCCCACAAACTAAATATCAACACCATTGACGTGGGCGTTCATAAGTGATAGGGTGATTCGTTAACGGGAGAACTCCGAATGACAGTCTACGTAACCCAAGAACTGAAAGGTCGAGACTTATCCAGCGCACTCAGCTTTGGGGAACTACAGGTTGTAGTTCCTGCATCCATGGATGTCACTAATAGTAATATGAACGCCATTATCGACCTTGCTTGGACGGTATTGGACGAGTTCGACTGCGAGAAAGATTACGTCCTTCTCTCTGGCGATCCGGTGATTATTGCGACGGTGTGCGCCATAGCGGCAGAAGCGATCTCATTTAACCAACACCTACGGGTTCTGCGCTGGGACAGGCTTGACGAAAAGTACATTCAATTCGACCTGAACTTGTAAGAAAGGACTACAAGATGGCGTTTAACTTTGAAGATCTAGAAGGCGTAGCTTCCGACCTACAGCAGATAGACGAGAGCGGTCTGTCGAAAGTTGCGTCCCTCGTGCGGAAACAGCTTGCACTCGAAGCACGAATCACGGACCTTGAAGCAGAACTCAAAGCTGCCAAAGCGCAGCTGGACTCAATATCGGGGGACTTGCTTCCTGCGGCTCTATCAGAACATGGGCTGTCACAGCTGAAGATGGCGGACGGGAGCGAGGTAAGCGTGTCTCGTTACTACGCTGCCTCTATCCCCAAAGACAGGGCAGAAGAAGCGTTTGCGTGGTTGCAAGAGAACGACTTTGCAGACATCGTGAAGAACCAGATCAGCACGTCGTTCGGTAGAAACGAGTCCAACCGCGCCAATGATCTGTTTCATAAGTTGGAACAAGAGGGGTATGCCCCCTCCCAAAAGCAGTGGGTGGAGCCAATGACGCTCAAGGCTTTTGTCAAAGAGCAGGTGGAAGCGGGAAGAGAAATACCGTCAGACCTGTTCGGCATCTTCATTGGTGAAAAAGCGAAAATCCGGAGAAAGTAAATGGCTAACGCAGTTGCAAAGAAAGAAGCAGCTTCAAAGGAAGTGGCGGTGTACGACACCAGCGTGTTCGAGCAGTTCGCCAACGCAGGCATGGAGGATGTCCGCTCAGAGGATATGTCCGTACCATTCCTGCGTATCCTCGCGCAGCTGTCACCGCAGGTGAACAAGCGTGATGGTGCGTACGTCAACGGCGCAGAAGCGGGCATGATCTACAACACCGTGGCGAACGAAGTGTACAGCGGAGAAGATGGCGTGACCGTCATCCCCTGCTACTACAGCCGTCGCTACGTTGAGTGGAAGCCGCGCGAAAAAGGTGGCGGCTACGTCGCCAGCTACAACGCCGATGATCCTATCGTCTCGAAGTCCTATCGTGACGACAAGGGCAACGACATCCTGCCGAACGGAAACCTGTTGACCAACACGGCGCAGTTCTTCGTTCTTATGATGCACCCCGACCTCGGCCCGCAGCGGTGCCTCATCACCATGAGCAGCACGCAGCTGAAGAAGGCCCGCAAGTGGCTGACGCAGATGCAGTCCTTGCAGGCCAAGGGCAAGAACGGAATGTTCACGCTGCCCATGATGAGCCACAAGTATCGTCTTCGCACTGTCGAGGAGCGTAACGACAAGGGCTCGTGGTTCGGTTGGGACATCACGCGCGAAGGTCCGCTCGACATGGCTGACGAAGCAGACCTGTTCGAGATGGCGCTGAACTTCGCCAAGTCCATCAAGGCTGGCGAAGTGAAGGTGAAGGAAGAGATGGGCGAGGAGAGCTTTGGTAAGAGTTCCAATGCTCGTCCTGTGGACGACGACAACGTGCCTTTCTGATAGGGCGTAAGGTCTATCCTCGGGGCGCTTGATCTAACGGGTCGAGCGCCCCATTCCCTGTCACTTCGGAGTCTTAGAAATGGACTTGGCACGGCGGTTTTTTGACCTCTTCAGAGGTAACGACCGAGCGCATGGAACTTTCAGCGTTCAAACCGACAGAGAGCGGGATGGGAAGAAACAAGGTGTAGCGCGCGTTCTCAAAGAAACAACGACCACTGACCATTGGGCCGCGCACATATCCGGCACGCAGGGTCTTGGCATCATCCCCATCAAGGACAACAACAGCTGTCACTGGGGCGCTATCGACATCGACGTTTACAACCTCGATCACAAGGTCCTGATCTCGAAGATCAAGACGCTGAACATCCCCGGCATCGTCTGCCGCAGCAAGTCTGGCGGCGCGCACCTGTTTTTCTTTTTCAAGGAGGAGCTTCCGGCCTCGGTCCTCCAACCAAAGCTGCGCGACATCGCGTCAGTCCTCGGCTATGCGGGGTCGGAGATATTCCCAAAGCAGACGGAGATTCTTGTCGAGCGCGGGGACACCGGCAACTTCCTGAACATGCCCTACTTCATGGGCGAGGACACGACGCGGTACGGGTTCAATCGTGATGGCGTGTCGCTTGGAATGTCAGAGTTCCTCGACTACGCGGAGAGTATGCTCCTCGACCTTGATCCTTTCCTCGATGTCCAGACGAACACCGTCAAGGACGAGACAGTCCTTCCCAACGGACCCCCATGTCTCCAGCATCTTTGCTCAGAAGGGTTCGGAGAGGGGAGCAGGAACAACGCCCTGTTCAGCCTCGGCGTCTATGCGCGTCTGTCAGACAAGCAGAACTGGGAAAACCTGATACAGAAATATAACATGGACTACATGAAGCCGCCGCTGCCAGCGAATGAGGTGGCGACGATCATCAAGCAGCTTCAAAAGAAAGAGTACTACTACAAGTGCGAGGACCAACCCCTCGTCAACTTCTGCAACAAAAGCCTGTGCATGACGCGCAAGTACGGCGTCGGCCCCGGCGAGTTGAACAACGAGCTATCGAGCCTGACAAAGATCGACGGCGATCCGCCGATATGGTTGCTCAACGTCGATGGCAGTCGCGTCGAACTAAGCACAGAAGCCCTTGTCTCCCAGCTAGTTTTTCAACGCGAGTGCGTGGCGCAGGTGAACAAGTATCCTGTCGGCATGAGCGCAAAAGCGTGGCAGGCTCGGATGCAGGTGCTTCTCAACAATCTCACCATCATCGAGGTCCCGCCGGACGCGACCCTCAAGGGAGCCTTCGAAGACCTGCTGTTCTCGTTCTGCTGCGACCGAGCCAAGGGCACCGAACGCGAGGACATTCTGCAAGGCATCGCCGTCTGGATGAAAGGTCGCGTCTACTTCCAGATCAAGGACGTGATGAAGCATCTGCTGGTGAACGACTTCAAGACCTACACGTCGAACCGGATCGCGCTGCGTGTGAAGGAGTTGGGTGCGGAGAAGATGTTCTGGCAGGTCAAGGGGAAGGGTGTCCACGTCTGGGGCTTTCCAGAGGAGTTCTTCGGCAGCGCGAGTTCTGTCAACCTCGACCTGCCCGAACGCAAGCGCCGGGACGACATCCTATGAACATCATCCTTGGACCTCCCGGAACAGGGAAGACGACCCGTCTTCTGACGCTCGTCGAGAGCTACATGGAAGCGGGTGTCCCGCCCGACCGGATCGGATACCTGTCGTTCACAAGACGTGCCGCGCACGAGGCGATCTCCCGCGCCTGCGCCCGCTTCAAGATGACAGAGAAGGACTTCCCGTACTTCCGGACGCTGCACAGTCTGGCCTACCACCAGCTTGGTATTGGCAAGAACAGCATCATGACCGGCAAGCACTACCGGGAAGTTGGTGACTGGCTGAAGATCGGCGGCTTCTCCGATGGGACCACGCTTCCCGAAGGGCCGTTCGCGGACTTCGGCTTTGGCGACAAGTTCCTTGAGATCATCAACATCGCCCGCATCTGCAAGACGCCGCTGCGCGAGGTCTACAACGGATCGTCTGTCCCGCTGCGGACGGACTGGAGCCGCGTGGACTACGTGGATCGGGGGCTGCGCGTCTACAAGAAAGACAATCACGTCTACGACTACACCGACATGCTCGAAATGTTCATCGAGCGCGAGGTCGCCCCCAGCCTTGAGGTCGTGCTGATCGACGAGGTGCAGGACCTGTCACCGCTCCAGTGGCAGATGGTTCACGCCATCATCGCCAAAGCTAAAGAAGTCTACATCGCAGGTGATGACGACCAAGCGATCTATCGCTGGGCGGGCGCTGACGTGGATTACTTCGTCCGGCTTGAGGGTAAGGTGGAGGTGCTGGGCCAGAGCTACCGCATCCCTGCCGCACATCACGACATCAGCCAGAAGGTCATCAACCGGATCTACAACCGCCGCCAAAAGGACTTCCTGCCACGGGAAGACAAAGGCGAGGTGCAGTGGTACAGGCACAGCGAAGAAGTGGACCTGTCAGCCGGTGACTGGCTGCTGCTGTCGCGCACAAGAAAAGGCGCTAACAATCTGGAGCAGGAGGTTCGGCAGCGCGGGTTCCTTTACTCGTACAACGCCAGCACCAGCATCGAGTCCGAGATCGTTGACGCGGTGAGGAACTGGACCGACCTGCGCGAAGGCAAGCGCCTACGCGCGTCTGACATCAAGAAGATTTACAAGTACATGGCGCTGGGGACAGAGGTCGCCTACGGCCATAAGACGATGCCGGGGGTGGACGATACGCTGTTCTTGGGTATCGACGATCTGATCTCGGACCACGGCCTTTTGCATACGCGCCCGTGGGAAGAAAGCATGGCGAAGATCCCCGAGGTGGATCGCCGCTACCTTCAAATCTGCATCCGCAACAACGAGTCCTTCAAGGACAAGCCCCGCATCACGATCTCCACAATACACGGGGCGAAAGGAGGAGAGGCGACCAGCGTCCTGTTGCTGACAGATGGCGTCCGCCGAAACAACAGCCTATGGAAACGCAATGCCTACGACGAAGACGACGAGGCCAGAGTCTTCTACGTGGGTCTGACGCGGGCGAAGAAGAGCCTGCATCTCATTCATCCAATGGTGTCGAGGGGCTATGACATCCCACACTAGCCCCGCGATCCTCCGCGCAGTCTGCCACTGCGCCTTGGAATCCCACCTCCTCACACGTCGAGGACTGAAAAAGAAGTGGCCTATGTGCTACTGCGGCAAGCCCATGAGGATAGAAAATGTCACAGATACCGCTCTTCCAAACAGTCTCCGAGTGGGTGATGCCGGACGGCTTCCCGAACCTGTCAGAAGCACGGGAGATAGCGATTGACCTTGAAACCTACGACCCGCAACTGAAAGAGCGTGGGAGTGGGTGGCCCACCAAGAACGGGCACATCATCGGCATCGCTGTCGCCACGGACTTCGGAGCTTGGTACTTCCCGATCCGTCACCAAAGCGGCGGGAACATGGACCCCGACGTGGTGATCCGCTGGTTGAAGCGCATCTGCTCCGACCCGTCAAAGGACTACATCTTCCATAACGCAAGCTACGACGTGGGCTGGCTGCTGACAGAAGGCGTCGAGATCAAGGGCCGCGTCGTTGACACGATGGTCGCCGCTCCGCTGATTGACGAGAACCGCTTCAGCTATGCGCTGACAAACCTCGGACGCGATTACCTTTACGAGAAGAAGGACGAGCGCCTGCTGCGCGAAGCCGCCGCCGAGTGGAGCGTCGATGCGAAAGCGGAGATGTACAAGCTCCCGCCCCAATACGTCGGTCCGTATGCAGAGCAGGATGCTGCCCTGACCCTGCGCCTGTGGCGCCACTTCCAAGGGCTCATCATCAAGGAGGATGTCTCAAGCATCTTCGACCTTGAACTGCGTGTCCTGCGGACCACCGTGAAGATGCGCCAGCGTGGCGTGCGCGTGGACGTGGAAGGCGCGGAGGCTGTGCGCCGGGATCTTGAAGGGCGCGAGAAGGCGATCCTTCACGCGATCAAGAAGGAGCATGGGCTCGACGTTGACATCTGGGCGGCGGTGAGCGTGGCGAAGGTCTTCGACAGCGCGGGCCTGACATACCCGAGAACGGAGGCGACCAACGCGCCGAGCTTCACGAAGGAGTTCCTGTCCTCGAACAAGCATCCGCTCCCGAAGCAGATCGTACTGGCGCGCGAGTACAACAAAGCCCGCACCACGTTCATCGACGCGATCACGAAGTACGAACACAACGGTCGCATCCACGCCGACATCCACCAGCTGCGGTCTGACAGCGGCGGCACAATCACGGGCCGCTTCAGCTACTCGAACCCCAACCTCCAGCAGCTGCCCGCCCGGAACGAGGAGATCGGGCCGATGATCCGGGGGCTGTTCCTGCCAGAAGAAGGACAGCAGTGGGGGAGCTTCGACTACTCCTCCCAAGAACCCCGGATCGTGGTCCACTACGCATCGCTCTTGGGATTGCTCGGGGCCGACGACTTCGTGGAGAAGTATCAGGCTGACAAGTACTCCGACTTCCACCAGATCGCCGCCGACATCGTGGGCGTCCCGCGCAAGCAAGCAAAGACCATCAACCTTGGACTCTTCTACGGGATGGGCGTGACCAAACTCGCCGCGCAGCTGGGCTTGGACATGGCAGATGCGAAGGACTTGTTCGCCAAGTATCACCAGCAGGTCCCGTTCGTGAAGGACATCAGCGAGTACGTCTCCAACCGAGCAGGGACCAAGGGCTTCGTCCGCACGCTGCTGGGGCGTAAGTGCCGCTACGATAAGTGGGAGCCCTCTCTGTTCGGGGTCCACAAACCAATGCCCTACGACGAAGCCTTCGCGACCTACGGCAAGGGCATCCGCCGCGCCTTCACCTACAAGGCCCTGAACGGCCTGATCCAAGGATCAGCCGCCGACCAAACCAAAATGGCGATGGTGACGCTCGATGACGAAGGGATGCTGCCGCTTGTCCAGATCCACGACGAACTGGCGATGACGGTCCCCGACAGGAAGACCGCCGAGCGCATCGCGGAGATCATGGAAACCTGCGTCGGACTGCAAGTCCCGTCAGTGGTTGACGCAGAGTTTGGAAAATCATGGGGTTACGCTACAAAGAAGATTGACGATGCTTGGTCCTGATTCGCTGCTCCACCGCCGACTCGTTAACCTGCTGCGCGAGAGCGGGCTTGGTCTGTCAGAAGCTGAACAGCTGGCAGGTAGGGTCCTCGCCCTCGTCATGTCGTTTGTCAACAGAAGGTTAATCTGATATAAAGTTCTCATGTCGATCTTGGTTGAAGTCCGTCAGGAAAGAGACAAGCTCAAGCAAAAGCTTGAGGGGATAACGCAGAAGCGGGACATCGAGAGTCTCCCGTATTCGATGGCGTTTCTCCTGCCGCGTCAGCTTGCCCACATTCTGCGGGCTCTTCACCTTGAGGCGGATGCTGTCAACCGGGATGAGATCCTGTCCATTATCACGATGACAGGGCGTAGCGCGGAGATCCAATCCTCGCGGGTGGTGGACGTAGCAATATGCCGACTCAACAAGAGGCTCAAGGAACACGGCTTGCGTGTCAGGAACCTTCGCGGAGTCGGCTTCTATTTTAACGCACAGGATAAAGCCACGATCAAGAAGATCATGGCTCGTTAATGATACAGCGACAGAAGCCAGTCCCGCGCTTCCTTTTTTGAGAAGCACAGGCGCACGTCGCCGTGCACCGTGACAGCGCGATAGGCCTTGCCCTCGCGCTTATCCAACTCAGTGACGTTTATCCAGCCCACGACCTTCTCGAAGTAGGTGAGCGTGAACGTCCCGTCCCCTTCCTGCGTCAGCTGGATCGGGTTGCTCCCCGGCACTCTGGCCGGGGCCTCCTTCTTTTCTGGCGCTGTCATCACGACCCCGCACATATCAGCGATGTCTTTCGGGAGAGCGTCCATCCTTACGCCTCCCCGTAAGGGAGGCCGTGAGAGAACGCGATGGCCTGCGCGATGTTCAAGAACTTGATGCCGGGAATGTCCGTCACCTCGTCCGGAAGACCAAGCGTGTGGCCCTCGTCGTCAACGTCGCCCAGAACAAGCCCGTTGCCAGCCAGCGGCTGCGGCCAGCCGGGGAGCAGGAAGAAATGCTCCGGCGCGTTCAGCAGACCCTCATCGTCAACGAAGATGCTGACCTTGTGCCCACCAACCTCGGCATACACAACGTCGAACAGCTCGCAGCCGATCAGGTCGTAAATGGTTTTGTAGTCGCCGCTGTACTCGACAGGGGTAACGGTCTTGTCGGTGGCGTTGATAAGAAGAGCTTTCATCGTCGCAAACCTTTCTACGTTGTTGCGATGGAAGGGAGATTAACTGACCTGTTAAAGCTAGTCAACCCCCCTTCTTTATTTTTTTATTTCATCGTGTTTCGGGACGAGCCGCCTTTGCGCCCCGCCTCCATCGCAAGTTCCTTGTTTGTCGAGAACGCACGCTTCTCAGCGGGAACATTGCTCCCGCCATTCGTGCCAGCCTGACGCGCCTTCTCTCGATCACGGGAGAACGTGCGCTTCTCAGCTGGCACCGCCTTACCGCCCATGCTCGCAATCTCCTTGCGGCGCTCTGGGCTGATGACGGCAAAGCCCCGCAGGATCTTCGGCTTCGGTGTTGCTTCTTCATCCATGGTCCACGCTCCTTTAACCTTCGTCATCCACACGCGGCGGGTCAGTAATAGGCAGGCGAGGGATGGGCGCGAGCTTCGCGGCCATCTGACGGATGCCCTCCTCGGTGTCTTCCATCGCAGTGTCCATCTCGCCAGAGGCGAACTGCCCCGACAGCGCGAGATAGTCGATGCTGCTCATCAGACCCTGAAGATTGCGGCGGTTCTTCTTCATGCGCGCCATCTCGTAGCAGTGCATGAACATCGCGCCTTCGTACAAGGACATCTCAACGCCCGTGATATTCTCAAAGATTTTGCACGCCCGATCCATTACGTCTTCCTCCTGACCATGCAGGTCGGCGCGTGAACGAAGAAGCGTGGCAGACTGTGACAGAATATCTCTATGGTTCATTTTCTTTCTCCTGTTTAGAGTCGATCAAATGTCCGCAAGTCGTACACCTCCAAGTCCATTCGTTGACGTTGAAGACGATTGCGTGACCCCTTCTCTGGTGCGCGAAGTAGCACCAGAAACCCTTGATAAATCGCATCATGTTTGCGTGACCTCGCTCATCTGCCGACAGAGTTCGGCGGTGATGCCTGAAGATCCCGGCCTGTCGTCGTTGATCTGTGACAGGGACTCCGCGTCTAGCAAGATCGAGCAGCACGCCATGACATGCGCGAGATGATGCGCTCCGCTCTCCCTGTCGTACGTCTCACCGTCAGCCCATGACAGGAGATGCCGCATCATTGCGTCGTAATAAATCGACGACGTGACGGTGTGCTCCCGCCAGTTCATACGACCGTATTTGTTCGCGCCGTTCATCATCGCGTGCGACAGGTGCATGAGGGCGACAGGCGGGACGCACGTGAACGAAGGCTTCGTCACGCCAAACGCGGTCTTCGGGTTGTCATCAGGAAGCATCTTTCCCATCCTTCGCTTTTGGAACACAAGTCATGCCTATAGGACCGCGCGAAAAGACCGTTTTGCTTGCTATGTCCTGCACGGCGACAATCGCGGCTTCACATGATTGCTTGTCCGCAAACTCTTGCGTCGTGACCACAGCGCCGATCTGAACCAAGTTAAGGACGATGAGGATGTACATCTTTCCCCTCCAGCGCAGCGCGGGCGACACGACAGTGTTCACCTGTTACATCAGCATTTGATCCCTCAATATGCAGATTATCCCAGCCTTCTTTATCCAAAGTATCGGCAGCAGCAGCAAATGGTCGCAGCGCCGCCTCCAGTTGCTCGATGCGGTTGGCGGCTTCTCTGAGCAGCGGGCGGCGCATCAACCGGTGAGCTTCTTTAAGGCGCGTAACAAGATCGTCAGTCATCTTTCCCCTCCAGCGCGTGCTTCGTCCATACCATCAACGACATCGCTCTGTTCGGAGCAGGGATGCCGTTGTCTCCGTCAACCACGTCTGCCTGATCCTCTAGGTAAAAAAGGATCGCGGGGAACAGGTTTTCTAGCTTTTCGATGCGGTTGGCGGCTTCTGACATCGCCCTGCTTTCGTAGGCTTCGGTGTCCTTTGCCAAATAGCGCAGTCGCTTCACAAGGTCGTCAGTCATTGCGCCACTCCACCTGCTTGCCCATCAGTTCGTGCGCGCGTGTCAGCGCGTCGATTAGGGATTGATACTTGTCCTTCGAGACGGTCAGTTCTTCGAGAGAAAGGAACGCCTCAAGCGCCAGCTCCAAGTCCTCGATCCTGTCAGCCGCTTCGTTGACCAATTCCCACGGCTCGCCCAAGGGAATGTTGCGCCCTTCACGAAGTCTTGAAGTTAAACTTGAAGACATTTCTACGATCCTCTTGTTTGACAGGTTGGTAGTTGCGAGATTTATAGTACATGCGCCCGTGATGCTCAGTGCAGTAAGCGCGCTTGTGCTTCGCGTATGTCTCTCTGGCGTCCGCGCCGCAGTAAATCTGAAACCCGTCGCTCGTCATGTAGTTCAGGGGGTAGTGACACTCCAACATGCCGATGTTGAAGAGGGTCTTGACCTCCGGCTTTGACGGGACAGGTGTACGCGCGGGCTCCTCGAAACCCTTGCGGCGCAGGCCTATTCGCTTGTCTGTCACCTTCGGCTTCGGCGGATAGGTGCTCGACTTGTTCGCAAGGGGTGAGCCCGCAGCACGGGACACGGCCCTCCGATCACCTTCGCCGCGCGCCCTGTTCACAATGCCGATCACGCTGTTCTTCGATATGCCGAGAAACTCGCCTATCTCAGTGCTGGAATAGTGCTTGTCCCCCGACCATAATTCCAAGATCGCATCGCGCTTCTCGTCAGCTGTCATCGTCAGCGGCGTTCTACGCATGGCCGACCCCCGTGACAGTGGGGATCGGAAGGTCGTTGTCGGGGTCCTGCTCCTCGACCGCGCTTGTCATCTCCTCTTCAAAGCATGAGTACATTTCATCCAAGATGACCATAAGCTCCTGCTTCGATCCACCTGACATGAACCACGTCGAGCAAAGGTTCTCGCACAGCACCGCGCACAGACTGTCCACCACAGCCTCATGCTCAAGAGGTTTGCCGTCCTTCCTGTCAGCAACACGCGGATCGCTCGTCAGCTGGTGAACAATCTTCCCCAACATCTGAGGGATGATCGTGGACAGAATGGAACTGCTCCAGCGCCAGTCCGTCGCGTCCTCCAGACGCGTGCCATTCCTAATCTTTATGTTGAAGTGTACTTCAGCTTGTGGTTGCTTGCTCATGGTCCACGGTCCTTTGTTCAAGAGTTGACAGACTTACGCACGCAGTACGGTTTTTGTTTCAGCCTGTCCCGCACGCCCTTGGGTTCGAGGTGCGAGAACATGCCGTTCGAATAACGCGGACAGTCCAGAGCAAGGCCCATCGACACCATCTCCGCGTTGATGGACTTCCCGCTCGACGTGAAGCAATGCGCCACAACACGACCGTGCGAGGGATTGCCCATCGGGTGACAGCGGATCGACCCCGCCGTGCGGATCAAAAGGCGAAGGCCGTCCCGCGCCGCTTTGCCGTGGCGCTCGTCCATCTCCTCCGCGTCGATCCCATACAGGCGCACGCTCTGGCTGGCGAAGTACAAGGTGTCCCCGTCATAGGCTGACGGGTGCCCCTCGATGGATAGGGCGGGCTGGGTGAACAGAAGGGCGCACAAGCCGGTGACTGCTGGAGAACAGGTCATGTCAGACGTTCCCCTCTCCAGAGTCACGCCGACCGAAGGCGCTCCATGCGTCGTGCGCTTCCTCCCTCCAGTCGAAGTCATCGTCCGACATTTCAGAGGCGGTCTTCTCACCAATCTCCAAGGCTTCGTCTACGTCAGACGCTGACACGTTCAGGACGTGCTGTAACCTGACAGTTCGCTCGATCACGATGGCGAAGCCGCGGGGGGCGTTGGAGGATCGCTGTTTGCGGGGGGTGCTTGCTGGGGCCTTAGCCATGTTCAGGCGTCCTCGTGCTTGCGGACGAACAGGACGACAGGTTTGTCGTCGTCCTTGCGATGGATGGTGATGAGGTCCTCATCGTGGATCACGGTCCATGGATCTTTGCGCCCGTCCTGAAGACAGGCTTCAAAGACAAGCAGCAGCGCGTCCGTGGAAGGAGGGGGAATAAGCCGGAGCGTCATCAGGAAGGCGATGAGATCACGGAAATCGTTGCGGTCGAGGTGGTCCACGGTGCCTTCGCGGACATCAAACTTGTTCATAACAACACCCTTTCTATGGTTTGTTTCCACAACACTAATTAAAGCACGTTCTGAAGAGTAAATCAAGCGGGATGTGGCGGGGGCGGGCGGGAGAAATATCTATAAGGGAGATCAATATATTAGAAATATAGTCTGCAAGCCTTTGAATATATTTAGATAGTTGCATATACGCGTACGCAGGTGAGAGCCCCCGCAAAAAGCTGAAAAAGCCGCTATCGTATATATATCCGTATAAACAGTGAGTTACAGAATATATCGCCAATATATCCCATTATCTTATAGAGAAGTGGGGGGCCGGGCCTGTCACGCTCATGCCTTGGGGCTTGTACCTGTCAACCGTTGTTGATACCTGTATTCCCGACGGGGCAGGAGAAGCTTTGACGTGGCAGGCAAACCCAAGATTCCGATCACATCTTTGAAGATCATGGGCGAAAAGGCGTACGGTCTGACGCCTCGGCAAGAACTGTTTGCAAAGACGTACGCGACAGAGAACGTCACGCAGACTGAGGCTGCCAGACGGGCGGGCTTCAGCAATCCGGCGTGGGCGGCGTCGCGTCTGATGAACGGGCGCGATTACCCACACGTCTTACGTCGTATCGTCGAGCTTAAACAGGAACTGTCACGCAAGTACGAAGTCACCTTCGAGAACCACGTAAAGAAGATGGCCGAGATTCGTGACATGGCCTTGGCTGACAAGAACTATGCGTCCGCAGTGGCGGCGGAGAAGGCGCGCGGTCAGGTGGCAGGTCTGTACATCGCCCGTCACGAGATCATGGTTGGCAAGATCGACCAGATGAGTCGTGACGAGGTGCTGGCCGAGATTAAAAAGCTTCAGGAAGAGTACCCTGTGCTTGCGGTGGCGACCGCCCCGAAGCAGGACATCATGCCCGTCATAGAGGACGCGACCTTTGAAGACGTCACAGAGCCCGTTAGAGCCTCGCAGGAGGGGGTTGGATATGAGTCTGACAGCGAGGACCCTGAACACGGAGGCGGGCGTCTGGAAGAGCCTCAGCGGCGCGACGACGGGGCTGGTTCATTGGACGAGGATCGAGGCCCGCGTCGGCACCGGAATCCCCGATCTGAATGGCGCGATGACGGACCTTGAGTTTTGGCTGGAGCTGAAGGTTGTGAAGACTGTCAGCTTCAAAACCGAAGGTTTGTGGCGTCCCAATCAGGTGGCGTGGCAGACCAAGCGATGCCAGTCCACACCCGATAGGGTCTGGAATGTTGTCAGCTATCCGGAGGGTCAGTCTGTCAGGCTGTACCGTGGCGATAAGGTCTTCGACCTGAACCGGGGAATCGCCGCGAAGCCGGACTTTGAAACGCACCTCCCCCCAAACTGGATTGCAATGCTGGATTTCATCGGGCGCAAGAATGGCAAAGCGTAATCCTGTCAGTTATAAAATCATCGTGCCGGAGGATTTCTTTTCCTTCTTGGACGCGGCTATTGAACACGCGCAGCGAACACGGGGCGTAAAGGTCTCGCGCCGCCGCGTCTGCATGGCGTCCGGTTTGTCGCACGCGACCATCTGGGAAGCTGAGAAGTCGAAGCGTGATCTCAAGTTTTCGACAATCATCCGGTGCTGCACCGTCTTAGGCTATGAGATGAAGCTTGTTCGGCTGCCTCCGCCCCAGTCTGTCACGGATTACGATGAGGCCATCCGCGAGAGGCCGGGGAAACGGAAGACTCCGCCGCGCGGGGGCGTGAACTTCTTCAAGCGCAAAGAGGCTGCGCCCCCTGAATAGGGGGCGCGATGACGGTCGGAATTTAGGGCGCGATGACGGTCGGAATTTAGGGCGCGATGACGGTCTGAACCCCAGGAGCCTGGGCTGGGCTGTCAGAACCCCGCCCAGCTGATCCGGTCTGCCCCCTGCCTGTCCTCGAACACGTTTCCGCGCCGAAAGTTGAGGGCGGGCGTCTGCCAGCCTGCGGCCTTCAATATGTCGCCGCGCTGGAACCCGCCGCCGTCTGACAGAACGACAAACGAGTGCGCGCTGCGCCCGTTGCGCCGTCCGTCGATGATCTTGACGTATTTTCTGCCTATCTCAAGGGTGAGACTGACAGAAAAGTCTTCGATCATTTCCGCGACGTGCGATTCCTCTCCGCGTCCCTGCCAGCTGGCGCGATAGTCCTCCGCGAGTCGTTCAAGGTAGGCCATGAGGGCTGCGCCCATGTCGGCGTCAATCTGTGGCATGGTGTTCGCTCCTGCGCGTGGGTGAGCGCGTCCGGCGCGATGCCGGACGCTGTGCTGCTGGTCCTGCCGGGGCCGCTATGCAGCCTCGGTCACGGGCGCGCCACCGTGGCGCGTCATCATGTTATCAAGCCACTGCTCGGGGTTCTTGATCGCCTCATCGCTGATGTGCGCCGCGCCGATATAGAGGCTTTCGCAGGCGTCGGGGATCGCGCGGGACAGGATTGCGTGCGCGTGCTCCCTGATCGCGGTCGGGCCCGCCCTGTAGGGCCAGAGTAAGTTACCGTCCCCGTTCGGCGCGCTCTCAGTCTCGTATGCCGCGCCGTAGTACAGGCGGCGCGCGGTCGAGGCTTGGCCCAGAATGTGCGCCATGCGTGCAAGGTCAAGTGGGGCCGTGTCGCAGCGCGTGAACACGTGCGTGGTGTCGTATGTGCGGTCGCCCTTCAAGTGGCCGCACGTGACGCTGACGCCCACATAAAGACTCACGGGGCGACTGGCCGAAAGCATCCGGACAAGCGCGAGAATGGCTGCGCCGCGCTTTTCTAGGTTCGCAGCGCTGATCCCTTGGCTTGATGCCACGTCAACGATAATCGCGAGCGGGGCCTGATCGCTCGCGATGCGCTGGCGGCGGTTCATCGCGAGCGGGTGTCCTGCGAGCATTGCGGGCACGTTGGGCGAGCCTCCCGCCACGCTGGGCACGATTTGCCAGCGGCGGGAGACTAGGGGGCGGTTTGTCAGTTTCTCAAGGTAAGCGTCGGACGCCGGGACAAGTGCCGGATCGCCTTCCTTGAAGCGGGCCAGCGACTCGTCAAAGGTCTGGTTTCCGCTCCAGCTGTCGCGACGGCCTTTCCGGCTGTCGCGCTCCGGGTTCACGCTCGCGAATAGCTGCGCGGTCTGGGCGGGGTCCCCGATCAAGAACGTATCGGACGCCGTGGGGTAGTCCTTGCGGATCGCCGGAATGGCGTCGAGGCGGGTGCGGATCATGGCTCAGGCTCCCTCGATCATGCGGCGTTGCTCGTCGCTCAGGCCCGCGAGATAGGTCATCTGCGCGGCCTCGTCGGGTGTGAAGCCTGCGGCGATAAGGGCCGCCCCTGCGCGCATCTGACGGGCGTCGATCAAGTGCTTGAGGCCAGCGGCTCGGGCACGCTCCCGCGCCGCCTGCACGCGGCGGGCGAAGGCTGCATCCCCCGCGAGCGCGATTTCGAGGGCGGGGTCAGCGTCGAACGGAATCTTGATCGGGAAGCGGGACAGGAACGCTGCATCCATGCGGTTTCGGCCCACAAAATCCGCTGTCGCGCCGGTCCCCCACGTGTTACCGGCTCCGACGATCACACAATTCGGGTGACGCTGCACGGTGCGGTCGGGGAAAGGGCAGTATCCGTTCGAGAGTGGCAAATTGAGCGCAAGGGTCGCATCCGGTCCCCAGCTGTCCAACTCGTCGAACAAAATAAGCCCGCCGAACTCGAACGCGCGCCGGAACTCGGTCGCATGATAGTTGCCACCGGCGTCCACGAACCCCAGAAGCTCGAACGTCTGGTTCATTGCGCCATGCGCGAAGAAGTCGAGCCCTAACGCCTGTGCAACCTGTTTGCAGGCGTGCGATTTTCCAACGGCGGTTCCGCCCGTCAAGAATATCTGCGGGGCGAAGCCGTCTGGCGTGCGCGCGGTCGCGGCGCGGATCAGTTTCGCAAGCTGCGGGTGCGAATGTCCTTCGGTCGTGCCAGTGGTGCCATCCCAGCGCGCAACCTCGATCCGGACCGTTTGGACGTTCTCAAGGCGTCGCTCGACCATGCGGGTGATCTCAGGCGCCAGCGCGCCCATGATGTGCGGGAGGACCATTGCAGCCAGTGCGGCCCCTGCGGCGTCTCCTGTCGGGGCGATGGTCGGCGTCGGGATCGGCGCGGGGGTCTCTGCCGCTGCGGGCGGCGGGGGCGGCGTGTCGGTTGCTGCGGCTGTCGTGCTGCCAGTCGTCGCGCCAGCGCGTTGGGCCGTCTCGATTGCGCGTTCAACATATCGCAGTTGCGCGTCGGTCGCCCAGCCTCCTTGCTTCGTCGTGATCGTCGAGAGGATTGCCAACGCTTTGTCAGCCGTTTCGTCGTGGCCAAGCGCGCGCAGGCGGGTTTGAATTTCCGCAAAGCGGCGGGCGGCGTCCGTGGTCGTCTCAGGGGTGTTCGTGCGCTCTTTCATGTTCTCGGTCTCCGTCTCGGCGTTCTCGAGGGTGTGTTCAATGTCGATGCCCAGCGTGGCGCAGGCGTTCAAAGTCTCGGTGCTGGTGAGCCCCGAAGCGTCGATGCCGCGGGTTTTCCGGTAGTCCTGCCAGCCGGGATGCTTGATGATCGCGCGGCGCAATATCAGGCGCTCGTCGATTGTCAGTCTTCGGTGCTCTGTCATGCTCTAGCCCTTTCTGTCGGCTGCTGAGTCAACGCTTTCCTTGTCTCATGATTCGGCCCCAGCTGTCAACGCGAATTGATAGACCGTTCTTTTTTTCGCTTTCATTCCGCTTCCGAAACATACTCCCGGCCTCTGGGCCGTGGTCCGTGATCCCCGCCCCTCCTGTCATGCTCCCGCTGTCATCTGTCAAAGGTCCCTGCGCCGCGGCGCTTTCCCGGCCCTGTCCCTGATTTTCTGCCAGCTGTCATCCGGTGCGGCTGTCATTGGTGCACGGTCCCCGGCCCTTGGTCCCTTGGCTGTCATTCATTGTCAGCTGTCAGGCGGAGGCTGGGCGTGCAGCTGTCAGGGTGGCAGCTGTCACGGGTCCCTTGCCCTGTCACGCTGTCAGGATTGCGCGCGGTTCGCGGACCCCGGTCCCCCGCCCGCGGCCCCCCGCTCGCGCGACCGCGCGTATATCACTATTTCTGCCGCTATTTTTTCAGTCGCGAAAAGTTTACTGCCGAGTTAAACTTTCTCAGGCGTTTCGGTGGCGTTACGATCTTCTCTCCCGTGGACCCCGGTCCCCGGTTCATGTACAAAGGCCCAAGGGACCCTACCCCCACCCACTGGAAAAAATGTTTCACGTGAAACATCCCTCGTCGTCCAAGTACGACTACCCCGTCCCAACCAGCGGACCTGCGATGCGTGGCTGATGGGCGGGCCGATCACGGACAAGTGACCTTTACTTATTAGGCTTTTGTAAGTATGTGAGGAGACCTGAGAGGTCCCTCATGTCTTCACTTGAGTTGCTTCCTGAAGAGGCGGCGAAGCGGTACGCGCAGCTTCTGGACCGCGCTGTTCAGATGACGAAGCAGGAAACGGCGCGCGAGAACTTCATTGATTTCGTGAAGTACGTGTGGCCGGGGTTCGTGGCCGGTCGTCACCACAAGATCGTTGCTGACAAGCTGGAGCGGGTAGCTCGCGGCGAGTTGAAGCGGCTGATTATCAATATGCCCCCGAGGCATACGAAATCGGAGTTTGCGAGCTTCCTGTTCCCGGCGTGGTTCATTGGCCGGATGCCGAATAAGAAGATCATGCAGGCGACCCATACCGCTGACTTGTCGGTAAGGTTTGGCCGCAAGGTTCGTAATCTGATGGACGGGGAGGATTACCACAGGGTCTTCCCGAACGTGAAGCTTAGGGCTGACAGCAAGGCGGCGTTTCGCTGGGAGACGGACGACGGCGGCGAGTATTACGCGGCGGGTGTCGGCTCGAACATCGCCGGTCGCGGCGCTGACTTGTTTATCGTGGACGATCCGCACTCGGAACAGGACGCCCAATCCCCGACTGCGCTGGATGCGGCGTGGGAGTGGTATATGTCGGGTCCAAGGCAGCGTTTGCAGCCGGGAGGCGCGATTGTCGTGGTTATGACGCGCTGGGGCGATAAGGATTTGACAGCCCGTCTGTTGAAGCAGATGGCGACCGATCCAAAGGCGGATCAATGGGAAGTGGTCGAGTTTCCGGCGATCTTGGACAACGGCAAGTCTTTGTGGCCGGAATACTGGAAGGTTGATGAACTGGAGAAGATCCGGGCCTCGATCTCCACGTCGAAGTGGCAGGCGCAGTATATGCAGCAGCCGACTTCTGACACGGCGGCGATCATCAAGAGGGACTGGTGGCAGATCTGGGAGCGGGAGGATGTCCCGCGTCTTCAGTACGTTATGCAGTCTTACGACACCGCGTACCTCAAAACACGGACCTCGGACTTTACGGCTATCCAGACGTGGGGCGTGTTTTATCCGAAGGAGGATGCGGGGCCGAGCATCATATTGCTGGACGCCAAGAAGGGCCGGTGGGAGTTTCCGGACCTGAAGCGGATCGCGTATGAGGAGTTTAAGTACTGGGACCCGGACACGATCCTGATCGAAGCGAAGGCGGCGGGTATGCCTCTTACGCAGGAATTGCGGCAGATGGGGATACCTGTTGTTAACTTCACGCCGAGCCGAGGCAACGACAAGCACGCCCGTGTGAACGCGGTAGCCCCGATGTTTGAGGCGGGTTTGGTGTGGAGGCCGGAGGCGTCTTGGGCGGAGGAAGTGGTCGAGGAAATCGCGGCCTTCCCGTTTGCTGACCATGATGATATGGTTGACTGTGCCACGCAGGCTTTGATGCGGTTCCGGCAGGGCGGATTCGTGACCCACCCAGAAGATTACCAGTTGGAAGAAGTTCCGCGGACCACGAACAGGGTTTACTACTGATGGCTTCTCCCTACTCCGGAATTGAACAGGCTCTTCCCAACAATCCGTCTCCCATGGACGAAGGTCCGGGGACCGAGATCGAAGTCCCCAATGAAGAGGGGATGGAGACAGAGGGCGAGGTGACGATTGAGGAAGACGAGGAGGGTGGCGCTACAGTCATATTTGGACGCGACATCGAGTCGTTGGACATATCGTCGTTGGGCTTCGGAGATAACATCGCGGAAGTTCTTGATGACGAGCAGCTTTCGTCGATCAGTAAAGAGCTATGCACGGCGATTGAGGAAGACGATGCTGGCCGTGAGGAATGGAAGAAGGCGTATGAAGAGGGCCTTACTCTCCTTGGCCTTACGTACGAAGAACGCACGGAACCGTTTAACGGTTCGACTGGCGTCGTTCATCCCCTTCTTAACGAAGCTGTGACGCAGTTTCAGGCGCAGGCTTACAAGGAGATGCTGCCAGCTGGCGGTCCTGCGCGCACGCTTGTCGTTGGTCAGGTGACTCCGGAGAAGGAGCAGCAGGCCGAGCGCGTCAAGTCGTATATGAATTATCAGATCACGGTCGAAATGGAGGAGTACGATCCCGAGTACGACCAGATGCTGTTTTATCTGGGCTATGGCGGGTCGGCCTTTAAGAAGGTTTATTACGACGGCGAGCTTCGGCGCGCTGTGTCTCCGTACGTGCTGCCGAAGGATTTGATTGTGCCGTATTCGGCGCGCGATCTTGGGACGGCGGAGCGTGTGACACACGTGCTTCGGATTTCGAAGAACAATCTTCGCAAGCAGCAGGTGTCGGGCTTCTATCGCGATGTCGAGATTCCCACCCCGACGCAGACGGAGCGGGACGAGATCGAGGAGAAGACGGATAAGATTTCCGGTGTCGAGCCTTCGGGCGAGCCGGAGGATTACCTGATCTACGAGTGTCACTGCTTCCTTGATATTCCCGGTTTTGAAGACAAGGACGAGGACGGCAATCCGACAGGCATTAGCCTGCCGTACATTGTGACGGTGGATGCGACGAGCGGAACCATTCTGGCGATCCGCCGCAACTTCCGCGAGAACGACCCGAAGAAAAAGAAGAAGCAGTATTTTGTGCACTACAAGATGCTGCCGGGTATGGGCTTCTACGGCTTCGGGCTCATTCACCTTCTGGGCAATCTTTCCCGTTCTTCGACCTCGGTCCTTCGTCAGTTGATCGACTCTGGCACGCTCGCCAACATCCCGGCGGGTTTCAAGGCGAAGGGTATGCGTATTCAGGACGCCGAGAGCCCGATCCAGCCGGGAGAGTGGCGTGACGTTGACGCTCCGGGCGGGGCGCTGCGCGAGAACCTGATGCCGCTTCCCTACAAGGAGCCGAGCGCGACGTTGATGTCGCTGCTTGGGTTCTGCGTGACGGCGGGCGAGAAGTTCATTGGTTCGTCGGACATGGGCATGGGTGACAGCAACCAAGAGTTGCCTGTCGGTACGACCATCGCGCTTTTGGAGCGTGGCAGCCGTGTGATGAGCGCGGTGCACAAGCGGATGCACTACGCGCAGAAGCAAGAGCTTCGTCTGCTGGCCGAGGTGTTCGCGGAGTATATGCCGCCGGAGTATCCGTATCAGGTCGAAGGTCAGAAGCCCACGATCAAGAAGCAGGACTTCGACGGTCGCGTTGACATCATCCCTGTCAGCGACCCGAACATCTTTAGTATGACGCAGCGTATCGCCTTGGCCCAGCAACAACTGACCTTGGCTCAGACCGCGCCGCAGATGCACAACACGTATGAGGCGTATCGACGTATGTATACGGCGCTTGGCGTCACCGACATCAACCTGATCCTGCCGCCTCCTCCGCAGCCGCAGCCGGAAGGTCCGGCGGTCGAGAACTCGCGCGCCATGCTGGTTCCGAACGGGGCGCAGTCTTTGCGTGCCTTCCCGGAGCAGGATCATGTGGCTCACATCGACGCGCACATCGCGTTTATCAAGACGCCGCTTATTCAGGCTTCTCCGCAGGTTTATGGGATATTGCTCGGTCACGTGTTTGAGCACGTCTCGTTTGCAGCCATGCAAACGGTGCGGGCACAGATGCAGGACTTGATGCGTCCGCAGGTCGATCCGGTGAGTGGTAGGATGTTACCGCCTATCCCGCCTCCGGCTGAAATGCTGCAAGCCAGCGCCGCGAAGCTTGAGGCGGCGATGATTAATCAGATCATGGCGAGCATCGCTCCGCCTCCGGCTGACACGGCGAACAGCGCGGTTTTGGAATTGCAGAAGCGCGATCTTGATATTCGCCAGCGGGCGCTTGAGGCGAAGGAAGAGGAGTCCGTCCTCAAGCTCGATCTTGAGGAACGCAAGCTTGCCGCCAAGGAGCGGATTGACGAGGAGCGTCGTCAATCAAACGAGGACATCGCTCAGCTGCGCGCGAACGTCTCGATTGAGCGAGCCCGTCTGTCAAACGAGGGTAAGGGCGTTTAGTCATGGCTAGTCAGAACCCCTTCTTGATGAGGATTGGCGCTCGTGAGAGCGGCGGCAACTACGGCGCGCAGAGCCGCACCTCATCGGCAGGGGGCAAATATCAGTTCACGGACGCGACGTGGCTGGCGACGATCCGCCGCGCGCGGCCCGATTTGAAAGGGGCGACCGACCGGGAGCTTCTTAAACTAAAGACGGATACGAGTGACGAAGGCAAGCTCATTCAGGAGCAGGCTGCCGAGTTCTACCTTCAGAACGACGTGATCCCGACATTGACCCGTCAGGGTATCGAGCCGACGCAGGGCAACGTCTATCTGGCGTGGTTTGCTGGCCCTGCCGGGGCGGCGAAGGTTTTAAAGTCGGACCCGAACACGCCGATCCGCGACCTTCTTGGCGACAAGGTGATCGAGGCGAATAGGTCGATCAAGCTTGGGGACAAGACGTTCGATCAGTTCACCTCGTCGGACCTGACGACTTGGGCGGGCAGTAAGGGCACGGGCAGCGCGCCGTACGTCAAGGCTTCCCTTGAAGACGAGGGCGGGCAGCCCGAGACGGAGGAGACGACGGCGGACGTCTTGGATGAGACGGTCCCGGCTCAAGCTCCGGCTGGCAGGACGCGTGACATAGCTAACCTTGCTCGGTACTATCAGAGCATGGATCAATCGCGGGCTGCACCGCTTCTTGAGATTCCTAATCTTATGGCGGCGCGCCAGCAGGAGCAGGAGTCGCAACAGGGTGGAATTGCTTCACTTTTCCCCTACGGTTAGTATGTCCCCTCTTTTACGGGGGGGGACGACCGTGGAACTGATAGAGTTTATTAGATCAAACTGTATACTGAGGTCTTCATCTAATCAGCCCCTGTTTAGTCGGCTCGGCGGGAAGTTCTCGTGGGCCTTAGATCTTCGACGGGCGATTCTTGATCCTGAAATGATGTCTGAGATAGCCACGTTGTTTCTTGATAACCACAGTAACCTATCTAACTTCCAGCTGGCGGCGGTAGAGTCCTCTGGCGTTCCAATGATGGCTGCCATACAGCAAGAGGCTCTTCGTAGGGGCATAAAGCTAAATGGGTTGATTGTTCGCAAGAAGAGGAAGAAGCATCTTCAACAATCACATATCGACGGCATTTCGGATGGCAAGCCTGTCATCCTTGTTGATGACACCCTCAATAGCGGATCTTCCCTTTGCAACGCGGCAGTAAAGTTAAGAGACTGCGGGATAAAGGTTTCTCGGGCTTTTGTCGTAGTAAACTTTCACTCAAGGCAGGGCGTCAAAAAACTTATTGAAAGCGGGATTCTGTCATCCAGTCTTTTCGACTTGCAAGATATTGGTCTGGAGTTCAAAGACCCGCATGAACCTGTAACTCATTGCGACGTGTCGTGGACGTTCGCATCGCCAAAACCGAACCTTGGTTTTGCGGTTTGCAAATCAACGCCTGTTCTTTACAGGAACTCAATAATCTTTGGGTCCGACTGCGGAACCTTGTGGTGCCTCGATTCAAAGACAGGTCGGCTTAGGTGGTGGCACTCTGTCGAGGACAAGACTGGAAAGGGGATTATTTCTTCGCCTTGTCTTGTTCGAGACAGGGTATACGTCGGGACCTATACCGGCGAGCTACTTTGTCTAAACGCTGACACGGGTTCGGTTGTCTGGTCAAAGAGAGTATGCGACTGGATTGGATCGTCTACCTGCTATGCTAACGGTTTTATATATGTGGGGCTTGAGTTTAAGGGTGCGGAAAAGGGCGGGGCTCTTGCCTGTTTTGATGCTGAGACGGGGGAAAGACGTTGGGCGCATTATTTCACCAAGCTCCTTCACGGGTCTCCGGTTTTTTCTCCTTCTCGACAAATGGTCGTTCTGGGTACGAATGACGGAACGGTGTGCAGCTTTGAACACGATACTGGCAAGCTCGTGCAAGAGCTTACGGGCCTGAAGGCGGTTAAGTATCACGTTGCTATCAAGGGCGACCTTGCCGTCTTTGGGGCTTTCGACGGCAAGGTATACGTTTGGAACTATGTCACCGGAGAGGTTAAGTTCACTTATCAGACGGATGATTTGATTTATATGCGGCCCCTGATTGTGGGGGACAGGGCTTTTGTCGGCTCCTCGGATCATCAGTTAGTGGTGGTTGATCTTGAGACAAACAGCCTTGTTGCGAGCTTGGACGTGGGAGAGAAGATCCACTCGTCCCCTTCCTTTATCAACGGAATAGTGTACTTTGGCACCTCAAAGGGGGAACTTTTTGGGATTGACCCAATGACTTTGCATGTTTTGGTCAGGCTCCAGTTCCCTGAAAGACTGACGAACGAAGTCGTGACAGATGGCGATTTGCTGTTTGTCTACGGGTTTGACAATAAGATGTGGGCTGTTCGTCATGGCTAATAAATCCGTACGGAAAACTTTGAAGGTGGCTGCCGGTCTTGGAAAGGGCCGTGACAATACCATCGGTCATCTTACCACTGGCGAAATTGTTCTTCCCCTAGACTTTCAGGAGAAGTTTCCTTCTGTTGCCTCTGCCCTTCGACAGTCTTTTGAGAAAGCAGGACTGGACTTTAATCAGTTTGTCGTTGGCTCTCCTCGGAACAAGATAAACTCTAAAACCGGCATTCCCATGTTTGATGATGGTGGCGAGGGCGAGGGCGAGGGCGAGGGCGAGGGCGAGGGCGATGCCGAGGGTTACTCTGGACCTTCAGGCGATCCGTCCGGCGATCCGTCCGGCGATCCGTCCGGCGATCCGATGGGTGGCGACCCCAATCCGGATATTCCCGCTGGCGATCCGATGGAAGGAACTCTTGCAGGACAGGCTGGGTTCAACGCTTTTATGGACGGCCTGTTTGGGTCTGTCTTGTCCGACACACAGGTCGGGGATTTGACATCGGAAGACGTTCGGGGCGGCTTTCAAGGATACTCAGCCCCATCACAGGACCGAGCTGACGAGCTTGCTCGTGAAGACGTTGCGCGAAACGAAGAGATAGCTGATACGATGATGGCTAATCAAGCCGCTCAAGAGGCAGCTGCTGCTGCCGCTGCGGCTGCCGCAAACCAGAGCGTCTACGGCACCCTTGCTGATGTTGGACCCTCCGCTTGGAACACAAGCACGGTTTCATCCGGCTATGGGGCTACTGGAGTCACAGGCGCGGGCACTCCCGGTCTTGGAACCGGAGATTACGGAGTCTCTGGAACCACCGACTCGCAAGTTGCTTCAACAACTTCGACGGGTGATCGTGGCGGATATACATCGGATGGGACTACCTCAGACGAAGGTGTTGTCTCTAACGTCGCACAGGCGGAAACACTTTCTGAGTTACCTACGACTGAGATCGCCAACGCCCCGTCCATCTTTGATCTTGCAGCTTTGGATAATCTGGCTGGAAAAGCTAACGAAGAGGACGGCTTCTATTCCGGTCAGACTACGGGAGGTGGTGACGATTTTAGGCGTCTCAATGAGGAAGAACAGGTCGTCGCTGCCCAACTTGCCCAAGCAGGTCAGAAACAGGCGTCCGTCGCCCCGACAGTCACACCAGTCCAGTATGACATCTCCAAGTTTATCTCCGGCATCGGATCTCTAGCCACATCCAAGTAGAAGCGAGGAAAGTATCATGGCAAATCGCAAGAAGGCCCTTGACCTCCCTGTGAACGTCCGCACCCGTCAGTACGATGTCGGCGCGGCCAACTATCAGGACATCGTTAATCAGGGCCGCGTGCCCTTGAAGAATGTTAAGGAGACCCCGATCCCCGCCGCCCCGAAGGGCGAGCAGGCGGCTCGTGGCTTTGGCGCAATGCTCCGTCCCCAGAAGTACACTGTCAGCTGATAGTATGGCTAAGGCGGCTGTAAAGAAGAAACCTGTCAGAAGGGCCGCAGTTAAAAAGACTGCGGCCTCGCCGCCTGTTGCTGCAAAGCCGTCGGCCCCAGAGCCTGCCCCTTCAAAGCCACCGGGGGGTCCGCTTGATAAGGCCCTCGATCTGGTTAAGTGGATCGACAGCCCGTTTAAGCTCGCGACGGTAGTTCTTCTCGGTGTCCTGACCCTTGTTGGATATATAGTTTACCAACAGCAGGATCGGATTGTTGGAACGCTGACGCATCGAGAGACGATGCCGGAACTTCTGGCCGATGAGCGGCTATCTTCACTTGGCCGCGATCTGCTGCGTGATCTTCGTGCCGAGACTGTCATCATCCATCAGGTTGATCTGGCAAAGAACGCACGGATTACGCGCATCGCCCAGTCTGCTGACGGCAGGTTTTCCCCGCTGGAAGGCAAGAAGGGCGCGTTCTTCTCTGGTTCCCCGGCCCGCAACCGCGCCGCTGTCGCCATGCTGAACGGCGAGGTGCTGTGCGAGAAGTTTGAGGCGTCATCTGACGCTGGCGACTGGCTGATCTCCCGTGGCGTCACCTACGCCTGCCGGGGCTCTGTCCCGCCTGAAGCTGGCCACATGGTCGGATACATCTCTGTCGGGTTCAAAACAGAGCCTCGTGATATATCTTCTGTGAAGTCGCGCATCAACCAAACATCCAGCGAGATGGCGAGGTGAGAAATGGACCCCGCCACGATTGCTCTGGTCTTCGGGGCGGCGAAGTCGGCCTTCTCGGCCATTCAACAAGGCATCAAGTTCGGCAAGGACATTCAGTCCATGACGAGCGACGTTGCGAAACTGTATGGCTCTGTTGCTAAGTTAACGCAGGCTGCGGCTGATCCGCCAAAGCCAAAACTGTTCAGCAAGCTGACTGCGGAAGAAATCGCGTTAGATGTTGTTCAGAAGCGCAAACAGGCAGCAGAGTGGGCGGAGAAGGTTAAGAACGAATTTGTCGCTATATACGGCCTGAAGGGCTGGGACGAGGTGCAGAGGGAGATCATCAGGGTACGCAAGGAGCAGCGTTTTCTGGAGGAGCGGCGCAAACGAGACGCGCAGCAGATGAAGGAAGACCTTGTGCTGCTGGGCGCAGTTGTCCTAGTCGCCGCGTTCCTTGTGGCCGGTCTGTTTGGAATGGCAATCTTGTTTAGTAGGTGACACATGAGAACATCGGCAGCAGGCATTAAGCACATCCGTGAGTTCGAGGGAGAGCGGTTGAAAGCATACCGCTGTTCAGCAAATGTGCTCACGATTGGGGTTGGTCATACCAGCGCAGCTGGCGCTCCCGAGGTCTGCGAGGGCATGACGATCACTCAGGATGAGAGCGCCGAGATCCTCGCGCGCGATCTCCAGAAGTTTGAGAAGGGCGTCGATAAGCTCCTGAAGGTCGTGGTCAGCCAGAACCAGTTCGACGTTCTTGTCAGCTTTGCCTTCAACTGCGGTCTCGGGTCTCTTCAGAAATCGACGCTTCTCAGGCGCGTAAACGAGGAGAACTTTGAGGCGGTGCCAGCCGAACTCATGAAGTGGACCAAGGCCGGTGGCCGGGAAATCGCGGGCCTTGTTCGCCGCCGCCGTGCGGAAGCGAAGCTCTGGCGCGGGGTGGATACGGAGAAGCCTGTCGATATCGAGGAGGCTCGCCTTACACCCGAGCAGCCGAAGGCGTCCAAGTCCATTGTGCAGTCCAAGGAGGCAAACGCCGCTGTGGCAGCTGGCGGCCTTGGTACGATTGCCGTGGCGCAGGAAGTTGTTCCGCTGGTACGGGAAGGCGGGGACATTCTGTCATCCCTTGACGCAACTGTCCTGATCTTGGTTGTCATTGTGATTGCGGCAGGCGCTGTCTGGTACTTCCGCAAGAAAAGACTCGATGAGGAGGCCGCATGATTGGGCTGCTTTTTTCTCCCCTTGGCCGCTACATCCTGATTGGGGGCGCGGTCCTCATGGTTCTCGGCGGCGTCTACCTGAAGATCAGGTCGGACGCCATCGCTGAGATACAAGCCGCGGCTACGGCTGACGCACTGAAGAGGGTTCAAAATGCGATTACTGCCGGCGATTCCGCTGTTGTTAGTCCTGACCGGCTGCTCGAAAGTGATGGGCACCGCAGAGACTAATCTGTCAGCCTGCTCAGTCTGGCGGGATATCTCTTGGTCATCCAAGGATACCCCCCA